CGCTGTCGGTTTAAGAGATTATGCGATAATCATTTCGACTCTTACTGATGATGATATCGCTAAAGTAAAGATATCCGTAGAAGCCGCTAAAGCACTTTCAGAATTAGCAAGCGATCTTCCGAATACTGATGGAGTTGTAAGCTGGTTTGCGGGTAATAACGACATTGACGATTTTGGACACCGTTTAGCGCCTTTCGCTGTCGGTTTAAGAGATTATGCGATAATCATTTCGACTCTTACTGATGATGATATCGCTAAAGTAAAGATATCCGTAGAAGCCGCTAAAGCACTTTCAGAATTAGCAAGCGATCTTCCGAATACCGATGGAGTTGTAAGCTGGTTTGCGGGTAATAACGACATTGACGATTTTGGACACCGTTTAGCGCCTTTCGCTGTCGGTTTAAGAGATTATGCGATAATCATTTCGACTCTTACTGATGACGATATCGCTAAAGTAAAGATATCAGTAGAAGCCGCTAAAGCACTTTCTGAGTTAGCAAGCGATCTTCCTAATACTGATGGAGTTGTAAGCTGGTTTGCCGGTAATAACGACATTGACGATTTCGGAAAGAGACTGAAACCTTTCGGAAAAGGGTTAAAGAGCTATGCCGAATCTATTTCTGGTTTTACTGATGATGATATAAGTAGAATAAAATTGTCAGCAGAGGCAACAAAAGCTCTTTCTGATATGGCGAAAGATCTTCCAAATGAAGGCGGACTTATAAGTGTATTCGCTGGGGACAACGACATTGGGAAGTTTGGAGAATCTTTGAAGATATTTGGAGACTCTTTTAAATCGTATGCCAATTCTATAAGTGGTATTAAACCGGAAGTAGTCATTGCATCAGCTAATGCTGCTAAATCATTAGTTGAACTTTCAGAGATGAGTGAGAACCTCGATACCGGAGGATTATTTACCGATGGTGTTCTTGAAAATCTAGGAGAAGATTTATCGGCATTTGGAGAAGAATTTATAGACTATTTCGATTTAATAAAAGACGTCGATTCGTATAAAATATCAGCAGTTTCTAATGCAACAAGTTCAATAGTTGATATTATGGCTAAAATGTCAAATATTAATTCTGACAATCTTGCAAAAGCAACAGCGCAATTGGTTGCATCTGGACCAGATCTTACCAATTCTGCATGGTATTATGTTAAATATAGTGAAAGTATATCTGATTTCAAATCCGGAGCCGTATTCGCTTCTTCAAATCTTGTTTCCGTTTTATCGAAGATAGGAGATTCGACATTATCGATTGATATTTTAAAAGATTTGGTAGACGATCGTCATATTTTACTTAATGTTGGGAAAGATCTTTCAGAATTTGCGCCATATTTTGTGAAATATGGAAATACTATATCCGATGTTGATAATGATAATGTATCGCAATCGGCATCAGCGATATCTGCATTAGTTAATATTGCTGATAATGCATCATCTATTGGCGGCCTCAAATCTTTATTTGGTGACGATCATAGTTTAATAAAGTTCGGGTCTGAACTTTCAAATTTTGCACCATTATTTGTATCGTATAGTAAAACTATTAAAGATATTGATAATGAATCGGTCAAAGATTCCGCAAATGTTATAACTATGGTTATTGATATTGTTAAGAATCTTTCTGGAAAAGAATGGGAAAGTATAGTTTCGAATCTTAATGCATTTGGAAATAATCTTGATTCATTTGGCAAATCTTTTTATTCTTATTATAAATCCATATCGTCAATTGTTATGAGCGATGTTTCCCAAGCAACATATCAAATAACAAAGATATTAGATGTAGTTAAAGATATTACCAATATGGACATAGAGTCTATTGATAATTTTGGAAATAGCTTGATGAATTTTGGAAATACTGGAATTAAAAAGTTTGCATCAGCATTTACCAGTGACAATAATATACATATGGTTGAAAAAGCAGCAAACGATCTAATCAACAAAGCATATAAGGTTCTTGGATCGAATGATAGTTATGCCAAGTCTTTTGAAAACGGAGTGTATTTTGTTAAAGGATTCATAGACGGTTTAATAAATGAAGAAGGATTAAAACTTGTAAAAAATGCAGGTGCTGTAATAGGAAAAAGAGCTCGCAAAGGACTTGAAGAAAGTCTCGATATAGAATCACCTTCTAAAATAATGTATGAAGATGGTCGTTTTTCCGTTATGGGATTTGTAAATGCATTTTCGGATAACATGAATTCGGCATTTTATGCAGGTTACGGAATCGGTGATCAGGCAAGAGAAGGGCTAAACGACGCTATTTCTCAGCTTTGTGATACTATAGATTCCGATTTGGAATATGATCCGGTAATAAGACCCGTTATAGATCTTTCTGATATTGAATATGGTGTTTCAAAGATGGATAGGTATTTTTCAAAAGGAAGAACTATCGATCTTGCTAACTCGGCATCAGTTAGTATTCCTACTAAAACAACAATTCAAAATGAAATTCCTTATTCCTCAGAATCAGACAATATAGTTCGCGAATTAAGATCTGAGCTTTCTGGTATCGTTGATAGACTTAATGGTCTTACTGTTGTTATGGATACTGGTAAACTTGTAGGGTCGCTAGTTGATCCAATGGACTACGCATTAGGTGCGAAAGCGATAAAAACCGAAAGGAGACGATAAAAATGTACCATTCTCTTATATTTTTGGACGATTTTTTAGAGGATGAAATAAATACGCATGATGACTGGCACATAGTACCGTCTTCAAGGCCGATATTTGCGACACCCGAAGTTAAAAAACACATAATCGAGATACCCGGTGCAAATGGTTCTATTGATTTAACAGAATCATTAACCGGGTATCCGGTTTTTAAGAATCGTAAAGGTTCTTTGGAATTTATCGTATTAAACGATTATACACCGTGGTATGAGTTATATTCTGAAATAATGGCTTATTTACACGGTAAACAAAGAATTGTAAAATTGGAGGATGATCCGAATTGGTATTACGAGGGACGGTTTGAACTCAAAGAATATAAAAGTTATAGAAGTTGGTCTACTGTAACTATAGATTATGAATTATACCCCTTTAAAACAAGTATTATGTCTTCTATAGAGATTAAACCGAGCCTTAAGAATATTGAGGTGTCCCCGTCTACAACATCTACAATGCCTGTTTCGGTAGTATTAACTGATGCTGATTATGGAACGGTTCCCGTCAAACCAACTTTTATTGTCAAAAGAACATATGGAGCAGCTGGAAATCCTTTCATAATCGATTTTCGTAATCCGAAATTAAATATAAGTGTTCAGCATCAAATATCAGATATGGATGTGTCGTTGAATACACCGAAGGATTTTTTATACGAGGATATGATATTTTTAGGTCCCGAAGCTACCATATTGTTTGAAGCTCCTTCGGCTTTTAGTTCAACATATCGCGTTGATATATTATTTAGTGCAAAGAGGTTATGATGTATGTATTCGGTTTATATTTGTAATCCATCAGTCGATGATGAAATAATATATGACGATTTTTTCGCTTCTACAGAGTTTACTATATTAGAACCCGAATTACATTTGAAGGATAATGAACCAGGATCGTTTACATTTATCATGCCCGCGTCGCATCCTTCTTGTGATCATATTAATTTGTTAACTAGTGTTATAATGGTAAAGAAGAACGGCAGTGTATTATGGCGAGGAAGGCCGATAGAGTGCGAAAAAGATTTTTGGAATAATAGAAAATATACATGCGAGGGAGAATTAGCATATTTGACTGACACAATTCTACCACCCGGTCGATATGATCAAGTTACTCTTTCGGCATTATTTAGATGGTTTTTAAATAGTGGCGGTCCAAATATCGCACATAATGATAAGGTTGGTCTGGAAAAAAGAATTTTTTTGGTTTCAGATTCTATAAAAATGCGCGATGATGAAACGGAACCGGAAGATCTATTATATCGTTATAGTAACTATGATACGACATTATCTTTTTTCAAAGAGAAGCTCGTTAATAGATTAGGTGGACATTTATTTGTGAAATATGAGTATGTTAATTCATCATATAGAAATAATTTATATTATTGGAGAGATGAGGATCTACCTTTAATTGAACAGAAAATAGAATTTGGTAAAAATCTTTTGGATTTCATACATTCTTGGGATATATCTGATTTAATTACGGTTCTTGTTCCTTTAGGTAAAAATCTTGGTCCATATACAGATGAGGATGCTCCAGCATTAAAGGTTTTGGATAAATATGTAAATCTTTTCGGAAGTATATATGATGAAGTAACACATCCCGATTACCACCCTACCGGCGATATTCACGTTCGTACCTATTATATGATTAATGAAGCCGCAGTGAATACATACGGACGAATAGAACGAGTTGTTCATTGGGATAATGTTGAATACCAACCCAATTTGTGGGTCAAAGCAAAAAGATATTTAAAATCTCAACAATTTATTAATTCTTATATCGAGATATCAGCGATAGATTTAAATTTGATAAATAGAGATATAGAAGAGATTAATTTTTTAGACAGGGTGCGAATTGTTTCTGACATACACGGTCTAGATTCTATATTCATTGTTACTGAATTGAAAATACCTTTAGATGATCCTAAAAACACAATTTATACTCTTGGTAAAAAGAATACCGTGGCCATTAGTTCGATGACTAAATCTGAAAGAAAAGCATACTAAAGGTGGTGATTAAAATAGCTGAACCTAATATGATTACAAATTTATCTCTATATGTAGATAAATCGTTTTCAAATTCCCCATCTTGCATATATGCCAAACAATACGATACAAGATCGAGATTTATAAAAACTATTCTTAAGAGCTATAAAGGAATAATTCCAATTAGTAGAGAGTCAAATATTGCTATGTTGAATGCGAAGAAGCCAGATGGAACATCTGTATATCTCGTAGGAGACATTAACAATGATAATACAATAACTTTCGTTTTAACGACTAATTTCCTTGCAGCTCCTGGCAAAATAGAATGTGATGTTGTTGTGGCTAGAAGTAATGGGGAAGTTGTTAATACTGAAGAGGAAAGAGTAAGTCCGCTAGATCCCGATTCTATATGGTTAACAAGTTCTACATTTACTATTATAGTAGAGAAAACGATATACGATGATGAAGCAATAAGAAGTTCGGACGATTTTTCTTCGATTATTGCTTATCTTGCGCAAGTACCACAGAAGGCTGCCGAAGCTGAGGAATCGGCTAGACAGTCTAGTGATTCGGCTCAAGAATCATCAGATCACGCTGAAGATTCTTCCATGTTTAGCAAAATTTCTGAAGGATGGGCTTCCGGAACTGAAAATGGAGATCCGGTAGAAGAAGATTCTCCATACTATGAGAACAATTCAAAATGGTATAGCAAAAAAGCAGAGGAAGCTGCGGAACAGGCCGTTCTTTCCGAGTCTTCTGCTATTGCTGCTTCTAATATTTCTGAAGAATTTTCAAGAGACGCTGAAGCATTTAGTAGAGGAACCAAAGATGGTATTATTGATCCGGAATTTGAAACCGATAATGCAAAATATTATCGAGATTGTTCTAAAGAGTATAGCGATGAAGCTGTATTAGCAAAAAACGAAACTGTTTCGGCAAAAAATGATACCATTAATGCAAAGAACGATTCGATATCTGCGAAGAATGATGCGATAGATGCTAAAAACTATGCCGAATCGGCATCGGAGGATTCTCAACGTTATTCAGAAGAAGCTTCTGATTATAGTTTGGAAGCAGAGTCTTGGGCGGTTGGAACTCGAAACGGTAATCCAGTACCACAATCTGATCCGGCGTACCATAATAATGCCAAATATTATGTCGATAAAAATCCGATTATAGATCCTGTTACTAAACATTGGAAAATATTTGTGAATGGATCTTGGATTGATACCGGTATAAGATCCGAAGGAATTCCCGGATTAGACGGAACTGATGGAACTAAATGGACAATTGGAAATGCTGTTGATCATTCAGGACAGACAACACCGCCTGGCGAAAAAATCAAAGATCTTTATTTGAATAACGTATCATATGATATATTCATTTGGCTCGGTGCAACTTGGGTTTTAATTGGTAATATTAAAGGCGAACCGGGATCGGATGCTTCAGTAACATTTCAAAATATAGTAGCAGCTTTGGGTTTTGTTCCTGTGGCACCGGCTAGAGTTAATAGTATAGAAGATAAAATTCCTCAGGCGGCATCCATTAATAATCAACTTGCAGATAAAAGTTTTGTTAATTCTACAGTTAGTACGAATACTGCTCATTTTATTGGAACATTTAATTCGGTAGAAGAGCTTGAAGCATATTCCGGAACTATAACTAATAATGATTACGCATTTGTAATTAGTGAAGATTCTGCTGGAAATACTAAATTCAATAGGTATAAGTATTCTGATGCTAATAATTCTTGGAGTTACGAGTATTCATTAAACAATTCGGGATTCACCGCTGATCAGTGGGCAGCTATTAATTCGGCTATTAATGATGATCTCGTAACTTCTTACAATCAGCATCTCAGCAATTCTGATATTCATGTTACATTAACGAATAAGAATACTTGGAATGCTAAATACGATAAACCTACAACTGGAATCCCAAAAGATCATCTTTCTTCAGATGTTAGAGATTCTTTGAGAAAAGCTGATACTGCTTTACAGTCTGCTCCAGTAACGTCTGTTAATAATAAAGATGGGGATGTTTCCCTTTCATTCGATGACGTCGGAGCTGATCCTTTGGGGGCCGCCGATGCTGTTAATCAAAATCTTTCTAGACATGTTAGTAATGGTGATGTCCATACCTCACTTTCTGAAAAGAATAAATTAAGCGGAATTGAAACTGGTGCACAAGTTAATAAACTAGAAGGCGTTAAAGTAAATGGTATAGACATTTCAATTAATAACAAAAAAGTTAATATCGAAGTACCAACTAAAGTAAGTGATTTAGATAATGATTCTATACCAGAGCCTTTTATAGTTACGGTTACAGTAGTCGAGGATTCTAGTGCTCCATCTGGTTTTTCTGGTAATATGGATCATACTATTTCTGAGATTTCAGATGCTTTTGATGAAGAAAGACCGATAGCAGTACATATTACCTCTGCGTGGGGCAATGATGCATGGACATCTATTTATGCATATGAGAAAGATGAATCTACTATTTATGGTTCTTTTAACTGGTGGATTTATTATGGAGCTGATGACGTTCATGTTGAATGGTTATACGGTTATTCAGGAATAACGAATAGTGGCGACGATACATCTGTATTTCTTGAATTTAATGCCACCTTAACACCGAATGGACTTCAATCTATTTTGGCGGCATGTTCTCTTGCCAATAGTGCGATTCAGACAGAAACTGATCCAACGGTTCCTTCATGGGCTAAGAATTCTACGAAACCTTCATATACAAAATCAGAAGTTGGTTTGGGTAACGTTGATAATGTAAAACAGTATAGTTCTAGTAATCCTCCTCCGTATCCTGTTACTTCTGTTAATGGACATGTCGGTGATATTAGTGGTTTGGTAGAATCGTTTCCAGTTTCGGTAACAATAAATCCGTCTAATATGATCGGAACCATGGATCACACCATTTCAGAAATTCACGAAGCAATAAATAATGGAAAGAGCGTTGTTATAACAGCGACGTTAATGGGTGTCGGATCGGCTGTATCATCATCTGTGATATATCAGACAACCGGTGAATATCTTTACGGAACATTAGAAATGATTGCGATCGTAGACGGTTCGTGGGTTGCCGGTGAAACATTTCTAACCGATGATCCCGATCATAATCAGATGTATGTGAATCCCGATCCGTTTGGTGTTGCTAATCGATATGGAGATGATAATCCGCCCCCATACCCTGTAAGATCTGTAAATAATAAAACAGGTGATGTAGTTCTTAGTTATTCAGATGTTGGTGCTGATCAATATGGAGCAGCAGCTGCGGTCGCAGGAAATTTAAACACGTTGTCTGGAAGAGTTACAAATATTGAAGATAAGATACCATCTTCGACATCTAGTAGTAATCAACTTGCCGATAAAAGTTTTGTAAATTCTTCTATATCAACGAACACGGCATATTTTATAGGAACCTTTAATTCTCTGGCTGAGTTGGAGGCATATTCTGGAACCGTAACCAATAATGATTACGCATTCGTTAAAGGAACCGATTCGGTTGGAAATACTGAGTTTAAACGGTATAAATATTCCGCTACTTCATCATCATGGATGTATGAATTTACTCTTAATAACTCATCATTCACCGCTGATCAGTGGGCAGCTATTAATTCGGAGATTACAGGCGCTCTGGTTACGACTTATAATCAGCACGTGGCTGATACAACCAAACATGTGACAGCTAATGATAAGAATACTTGGAATGCTAAGTATGATAAGCCTACAAATGGTATCCCGAGAAGTGACTTAGACTCTGCTACACAGTTATCTCTTGTCCACTATGGCACTTGCTCTACTGGCGCGAGTACACAGAAGAAAGTAGTTACAATAAGTGAAATAACTTCTCTTACTGCTGGTACATCCATAAGAGTAAAGTTTACAAACGCCCAGTCCTATAATGGTGCTCCGACTCTTCAATTAAACAGTTTTGATGCAAAGAGCATTATGAGGAATGGCGAAACTGCCGCTGCAAGATATGAGTGGGTAGCAGGAGAGATTGTTGACTTCGTTTATGATGGTACATATTGGTTAATTGCCAATGGTGCGATTGCCACTACCACTTATTACGGATATACAAAACTTGCAGATAGTGCTACAAGCACAAGTACAGCTACGGCGCTTGTTCCTGCAAGCCTTTATAAGTATTCCAGATATGCAATAGCAGGATGCGCTGTCTATTCCGCCTCTGCTACTTATGCAGTAGGGGACTTGGTACTGTATAACTTCTACATCTATGAATGTAATACCGCTATTACTACTGCTGAGGCTTGGAATGCTAATCACTGGACTCAGCTTGATCCTATCTTCACGCAGGTAAGAGCAAAGTACACAAAGCCATCTGGTGGAATTCCAAAAACCGATCTTGCATCTGCGGTACAAACTTCTCTCGGCAAAGCAGATACGGCGTATCAAAAACCAAGTGGCGGCATTCCTGCTAATGACCTCGCAAGCGGGGTGATACCGACTGTACCATCAAATGTTTCAGCGTTTAATAATGATGCCGAGTACCAAACACTATCGCAGGTAACTAACGCGATTACTGCGGCAATCGGGAATGCAATAGGAGGTAGTTATTGATGCCAAATCAACATTCAACGCTTACAGCGTTGTTTACCGGTATTGCAAATGCAATTCGTGAAAAAGACGGTACATCTGCCGGTATAATCGCCGACACATTTCCGGATCGAATACGTGCAATAGTAGGCGGCGGTGACGTCGATGAGCCACTGCCGGAAGAATACCAAGAAGTCGAATATATCCAGACGGACGGCACGGCTTATATAGATACTGGATATTCATTTTCCGGAGACGCTCAATTTGATTTTGAAACGCTTTATGCTGGAAATGGAATTTATTTATTGGGTGCAACGGACAATGCTCACGTGAAGCGTTTTATTATATCCGCGAGTAATAATTTATATGATTTTTATGGCACAGGTACCGCTGGAACGGCTTTTGCAGACTATAATGTTATTTTTAATAGAGATATTAGAAATGAGATGATACGAGTAAAAGGCGTTATGCGTCCTGGTTGGTTCTGCTGTTTTGAACCTGGGTATAGATGCGGTGGAGCGACTGCAACAAATGTCGGATCATATGCCGTAGAAAATACAATTTACTTTCTCGCACAACGCTATGGTACGACGATTCGCAGTGGTGCTGGAAATCAAGGACGCCGATTTTATATTGCAGATTGGAACGGAAGTAAATATGTTGCTGCAAGAAAAATGCGTTCCTGTTATCGCAAATCAGACGGCGTAATCGGTATGTATGATCTCGCACATAGCGAAGCGGGAAACGATCCGCTTGACAACAATTTCTTTATCAACGCCGCAAGTAGTGGCGCATTCACCAAGGGCGCAGATGTGTTTCCAAGCGTACCCCCCCCTCTTCCTGATGTATCTATGATGTCCGCATACGCCGAAACAGAGTGGACGGCGAGCGGGATGGTAGATAGTCAATACTGTGCGATACCTCATGGCTTGGGAGTGAGACCAGATTTTGTGTTGTTAAAAGTAAACGAATCGGTTAGTGGCTCATACTGCGACAACATGAGTTTTGACTTATTCCAAACGGGATGGTATGCAGTTGGATCAACGGGTGGGTTTGGCTGGTCTGTGCGGTGGTCATCAAGTAGCCAAGTGTGGCAGCGATACTCGATCCCAAACGGCTCGACACATATTATATATGCCGACAACACCAACCTTTATGTATACTCTAGCGCACTATCGTCAACATACATCGCCAATGGACGCAAATACAAAGTCATCGCATACAAGCTTGATATTCCCGCCGCATGGCGCGGACCGTACGAATACACTATAGATCCTACTGTAAGTTAAAATTCTAAATAAAATATTAATTTGATCTCTGCTCCGCACAGTGCGTCAACCTCAAATAAAGGAGTAGAGGTATTCTGAATAAGATATACGCTCATTCTAATTGGAGACACAACATGGAAATTGTAAAAAACATTGCGGCTGTAATCGGGCTGATACTCTCGGCCGCCGCCCTCGCCTCACTGGTATCTAAATCATTCCGGGAGGTATTATCAAAGTTATTCGGTAAGTATGGTAAGACCGACGAGGTCTCCAAGGAGTTGGCTGATATGAAGAATCTTTGCGAGTCCAATAAAAAGATGCTCGAAGAGATTCAGGCGAACAATGCAATATCAGTCGAATTTGAAAAGATGATGTGCAGAACCATTATAAAGGATACGTTCTACAAGTATAAGGACGCTGGGGTTCTTCCGCTGTATGAGAAGAAAACGCTTGTGTACGTCAAGGATCTGTACGTCAACAAGAGGCATGGCAACAGTTACGCATCTTTACTATTAGACATAATGGATGAATGGGATGTTGATTGTGAAATATCTCAACCAGAAAATGAATGATGAATTAATTTAAAATGTATTTATGGGGGTGATATAATGACTAAAGATTGGAAAAATACTGTTAAACGTGTTATAAAAACATTTATACAGGCTGCTCTTGGCTATGCAGCAGTAAACGCCACCGGTCTAATCGGCGATGACGGTATAAAGGATAGCGCGTTAGCAGCATTTTTGGTTGCTTCTATAGCAGCTGGTCTAGCCGCTTTGATGAATTTACCGGATCATTCTAGTAAAAGTAATGGGATCGAGGAAATAAAAGGTGCTGCTATTATAAAACGTATAGATGACGATTATATAGATCCGTCCGATTATGATACGCTTAACATGCTTAAATCAGCTCCAAAAGATTATGAAAATGAGGAGAATAATGATGAGTAAGCTATATAAAGGTATTGATATTTCTTTATTTCAGGGAAATAATGTAGATTTTGCAAAAGTTAGAGATTCTGGGATAGATTTTGTCATAATAAGAGCATCTCAGGGAAGACTTCCTGGAAAATGCGATCACCCATATATTGATTCTTGTTTTAAAACAAACGTTGCAAGATTAGCTCAAACTAAAGGAAAAATATATGGCGGTTCTTATCATTTGCTTGCTGCGAGAAATGTTGAAGAAGCTGAGCAAGAGGCAAAATTTTATATAGAAACCATTAAACCATATAAATATAATCTTCAGTTATGGTCTGTATGCGATGTGGAATTTGAAATTTTGCCGTATGATTATAATCTTTTATCGAAAATTGTTAAAGTTTTTTGCGACCGAGTTAAAGAAGCCGGTTTTAGACCGATGGTATATTCTACGAAATTATGGACGCAAACACGATTCGCAATTCCTAATGGTATTCCATTCTGGCAAGCACTATGGGCGGAAACATCTTTTCCGAAAGGCGCACGTGTCTGGCAGAAAGGACTTGCAAATGTTCCTGGAGTTTCTGGAGCCGTTGATTACAATTTAGCATATGATATTATGGGTGACTCAAATGGTGACGGTTTGGTAAATGCTAAAGATGTTACGGCCGCTATGAAGTTCCTTGTAAAGAAAAAAGGGGTAACGGTGAATGAGAGTCAGCTCGATTTTGATCGAGATGGTAAAGTCACGGCTAAAGACGTTACCGCTTTGATGAAAGCTATTATATAATAAAAAAGGCGATTCAAGTGTCAATAATAGTAGATAATTAATATATTATTCCTACATTATTCTTTTGAATCGCCTTTATTTATTGGGGAAATCAGTTTTTAACAAAAAAATTAAATACGATTTTTAAGAATGTAATAAAGATTATTATGGCTATATAAGGGAATTATATTCTTAAATGAGAGTTATAAAGAGAGGATAAAAGTAGTTAGTTCGTGTATTATTCATACACTATTTTATTTTGTTTATTTCTTCTTTAAGCCAATTAAAATCTCTATGTGTATAGACCGATTCTGTCAAATCATTTATTTTATGACCTATAATTTTCTTTATAGCATACTCATCTACTTTATCTCTTTTTGCCATCGTTACAAATTGTACTCTAGGATCGTGTGGTCTGTGATATCGATTCAATCCCAACTCATTAATTATATTCGACAATCTTTTGGTGTATCCTGTGTAATTAAGTTTATGGTTACCGCTTGAATTTTTATGCCGAACGTTTATTAGATATTCGCTACCGGTTTCGAAAGCATAATCCAATTGATTTTTTACAAGATCTTTTATTTTTTCATGTATGGGAACAATTCTGTTTTTTCCAGATTTCGTTTTTAATCCGCCTTTAAAAAAACCAACATCAAGATCGACATCTATAATTTTTATATTTAGTAATTCTTGCGGTCTCCAACCAGAATAACATTGTATAAGAATTATATCTACACCCTCTATGATATCAACGTTATTCCATAGGGAATCCATTTCATCATCCGTAAAACAGATATGTGATTTTTGAACCTCATATTTTTCAGATGATGTAATTTTTAACATTCTAGAATAATTTCTATCGGTTAAATCGCATTCGATGGCATAATCCAAAAGCATATTAAACAGAACCTTAATTTTATTCTTTAATACAATATTTGCATACATTATTTTATCGTTTTTTATTATCGATCCATTTTCTATACAATATTTTATATGAGAACTTCTTAATTCTCTAACTGGTATATTGTAAACGTAAGAACAATATTTCCAAGGAACGACAACCGAATTTCGATACGTATTATATGCAACTCTTGTTTTATAACTTTCGACCCATTCTTCGTACATTTCTTCCATGGTGATATTTCTTTTTAAATCAAATGGTTTTTTGTTATATTCTAATAAGGCTGAATATGCTTCATTGTACGTTTCGAAAAAAGACTGCGGTTTTAATGGTTTACAAATAGGACGTCCAAACTCATTTTTGCCGACGGTTATCAATACTCTAAAAGGTTTTCTTAAATTTTTATTTTTTATTTCTGTGATTTGACCAAAACCATTTGGAAGTTTTTTTCTTTTCTTAGCTGCTAGTTTACTTTTTATTTTATCTTTTTGCAAAACATAGCCGCAATGAGGACAAAATAAAGCCTTATCGCTTATGGATAATTCGCATTCTGGACATTTAAATAACATTATTTCTCCTTTCAACTTGATTTCCCCATAACTATATGATATACCATAATATACGAATTGTCAATTCATACATATAACTTTTTTGAGGTTTTTATGAATACAAATTACATATGCCCAGTATGTAAAAACGAGATGTTTCGTTACGACAAAGTGAAAAGGATAAAAAGAACTAAAAAAGGCGCAATAGAATGGATTGATATTTTCAGATTAAGGTGCGCTTTTTGCGGGATAGTTCGACGTGATATTCCCGATACCCTTATTCCATTCAAACACTATGAATCGGACATTATATTTGGAATGATCGATGGGACATTGTCTAAGAATATGCTGGATTATGAAGATCGTCCTTGCGAGATAACAGTTAAGCGCTGGAAAGAATGGAATTCCACAAGATAGGTTTTCACCGACTTTGTTTTTACTTAAGCGCGGTTTCTATGTTAGAATAGCACTTGAAAGGAGGTGAAAGCTAATGGACGAAATTGAATTTGAAATCGGATCGGTTCCGGTGATCGTTGCGGCACGTGTATTTGGGAAAGATTCATCATGGGTCCGGGCTGGAATCATTTCAGGATGGCTTCCCATCGGTAAGGCAACAAGGGATGGTAAGCTGATTACGGACGTCAATGAAATTAACTCACGGCTCGGGAGGATCAATTTTTATATTTCTCCCAAATTACTGTACGAAGAAACGGGTTATATTTGGAAAGGAGAAAAAAGGTAATGGGAAACAAACTACACCCGGAAGTATCTAAAAAGAATGATTTTTGGATCGAGAAACATCGGTATTATGAACTAAAACACTTTTGTTTGCAGTATCCGATATGGATCAAAGCTCGAGACAGTATTGTAGGAATGACTGCATCTCCTGTTAAACTATCTGTACTTAAAAAAACAATATCGGATCCGGTAAGCAAGTGTGCTGAGGCAAGAGAGCATTATAATCGTCTTATTGGTACTGTAGATCTTGCATTAATACGATCGACGAGCGATTGCCCGGAATTGGAAAAATATTTGCGAGTCGGTGTTACAAAAGGAACCGGATATGACTATTTACGAGTAAATATGGATATTCCATGTTGTCGTGAAAGTTACTACAAACTATATAGAAAATTTTTCTGGATTCTTAACGACATTCGAAATTAATTCGCGAAAAATACAAGTTCTATAATGGCAAAGACACACTAATAAATTATTTAATTAAAAGGAGAAAAGAGAAATGGATTACACACTCCCTACTGAGGAAAAAACTGAGGAAAAAAGAGGAAAAAACAGAGGAAGAAATGAAGATTAAAATCGAACAGGTAAAGGACAAACTAATAAATTTTATAATAAATTTAAGGAGAAAAGAAAAACGAGGATCAACATGTAGGAATCAGATTAGCATTCCCGCCGTATATTTTAGTACTGGCAAAAAGAGCTTAACAAAGCTCTTTCTTTTTTTCATCACGCAGACGAGTATTTATCATGTTATATTTTTATCATAAAAGGAGATTGAGATGGAATACGTTATCGGACTTATTACTATAGTTTTATTATCTTTATTTGTAACTTTCTTTGTTATATTAGTTATAAAAACTGGGAACTATAAAAAAATAGGATATTTGGATGTGGTAGAGGATACAAACGATGGTGAACATTATGTTTATCTAAGCATTGAAAACGCTGATTCAGTTAATCATTTAAAAAATGGAGCAGTTGTTTTAGTTGAGATAAGAAGTATAAAAATTGATAAAACTACTGAAATCGATCCACTCGCGAAATAATCATTTACTATAATGGAGAAATTTATATTTAAAGGAGAAAAATTATGACTTAGTAAAAGAGAATGACAAAACTATTTAAAAACCGAAAGGAGAAAAAGAAATGAAAAAAGAAACAAGAGAGCAAATTGATGAATTGACATCAGAGTATCTCAAAAAGCTTAGGGAATCGACAACTCTTGGAACGAATGAATCTGAGAAATTAGTTGACGATGTTTCAAAACTTATCAGAATTTCGCAGGAAGATGATAAAATCGAGCGCGAAAACAAAGCAAGGTTTGAAAAAGAACAAAAAGAAGACGCTTTTAAATATGAGCAGATTAAGCGAGAAAAGCGTGATGCGTGGATAAAAAATGGCCTGGCTATTGCCGGTTGTGTATTCACGGGTATTGGATGTATAGTCCCTATTGTATTGGACGCAGCATTTATCAATAGAGGATTTGTATTAGAAGAAACTGGTTCGTACACTTCAAAAACGTTAGGACGATTGTTGAATAGATTTGGGAAAAAGCGATAAATAATAAAAGGGAGAAATACAATCTCCCTTATTTTTCTTCGCGAAATAAACAACTCCTATAATGGAGAAAAATCAGAGCTTTGATTATCTCTTGACATAAAACCTGTAGAATGTTACAATAATATCTACAGGGATCAAGGAGGTAATATTTATGCTCGACGAATTTATCTGTCCCAAATGCGGTTCGCCTATGGACGAATGCTCTGGGGCACGGTGGCAGCTTGAATGTCCGGAATGCGGAGCAGTCGGAGGCATTGATTATGATGATGACGGACGAGAATATATAATGATATTCGAATCTGGGTCAGCAGATATTGATCATGTCGAAGACGTGCCTGAAGGTTGTAAAGCCTGCGGTGGTCCGTATCCCGATTGCACGACGAGTTGTCCGATATTTGACGACTAAACTATTACAAACGAAAAAGTCCTTTTACGAGGGCTTTTTCTTTTTCTTTTTATGAGGTATCATTATAACATACAAATAACTCAAAAACCAGTATACGGACAGATTTATATTTGCAAGCACCCAATATACGATAAATGTACGCTATTTAAATTGGGCGATAAAGGTCTAGCAGTAGTTCAGCAGCGATTTAACAAAAGAAACAAGACTACTTGGTGGAGTTATATAGACCCATGGCTAGTTAATGATATTTTTAGAAATAAGTACTTTATAGAATATTTTAATGAAAACGCAGAGACTTGTAAAGACGGCTTATATCCGACCGTTACAGTGCGAAAAATAATGTGGGCATTAAGAATGAAACCATTACCGAAAGAACGATGGGAAACAGTATTCGATCGGAAAACTATTTAATTCGCGAAATAAACAACTCCTATAATGGAGAGATCCAAATTTATTTTATAGGAGAAAAAAGATGATTACACAAACAACGCTTAACAAAACAAAGAAGAAAGCACTTAAAAATGAATTAAAAAAGATTAGAAAAATTGAAAGAAAGGGATTTTATCGTAGGTGTATTATGTATGCCAACTATACGAGACATGTTACGTTAAAATATATGAGATGTTTAATACACTTTGTGATATGGACATTTATAGATTTGACAATGATAATATTGATGATTCCGGTTTGTTTATATGATTTATTTAAAGGAACAAAAATCGGAAAACATGATAAAATTAAACATATAAATTGAGCCCAACAAGGGCTCTTTTGTTTTTAAAAAGGAGAAAAAAGAAAATGAAAAATAATATTTCGAGATTTATTAAAAAAGCAACCCCCGTTATTCTTTCGATCGGAGCAACTATCGGTGTCATAGGAACGGCGATTTCGGCAGCAAAAGATTATGAAAGAATAAAAAACGAACTTGATAACCGAGCATGTAATGAAATTACAAAGAAAGATATTCCAATCATTCTTAAAAATTCGATACCTACGATCTCATTTTCAGTCGGAACGATTGCCTGTATTTGGTCATCATTCGCTTTAAATAAAAAAGCAAATGTGGCGCTTATGGGAGCATATGGAATACTTGCAAATTCGTTTAAAAAGTATCGAGAAGAAGCCAATGAGGTTTTTGGTGAAGATGCAAACAATAAAATTAGATCTTCCTTAGCACAAAAGAGATATAATGACACATTAGACGGTTATAGAGATATGAACGGGAAATTGATATTAGATGATTCGGAAAAAGAAAAGAGTATTTTCTATATACCAGAATTTGATATTTTGTTTGAAAGTAGTACCGAAGAGGTTCTGAGTGCGTTTTATCGCATGAATAACATTTTTCAAGAAAATGGATATGTTACTATTAATCAATTACTGAAATACGTAGGTGCTCCAGAATATGTATATGGAGAAACAATAGGTTGGTGCATTGATGATTTTTTTGAGTCTGGTTTAACACCATTTATTGATTTTTATTTTGATCCGGTTGAAATGACGGAGGACGGATTGATTTGCTACTTAATTGGTTTCCCAGTTGACCCATCAAGCAGCTTTATGAAATAACATTTAATTCGCGAAATAAACAAGTCCTATAATGGAGAAATCCAAATAATATTTTAAAAGGAGAAAAAGAGATGGCAGTAAACACATTAACAATTTTTAAGAAAGGAGGAATGGAAAATGGCAGTAAATAAGAGTATGGTTACTAAAATTATAGGAATCGCCGCTATGGGATTAGGTTTTTTAGCAACTGGAATCGCTAATTGGGTTAGCGATCAAAAGATGAAGGAAACTGTTCAGGAAGAAGTAACAAAGCAGCTTTTTGAAAAGGAAGAATCCGACGAAGAGTCCTAACAAGGGCTCTTTCTTTTTGGAAAAACAGAAAAGAGAAGAATATGGATTTAAAAAAAATAGTAAAATCATGTGGACTATCATTAAGAAAATATAGTCCAGAAGTTTTGACAGGTCTTGGTATTGCGGGTATGATTTCAGCAATCATTATAACCGCAAAAGTATCTCCAGTTGTATCGGAAAAACTAAAAGAAGAAACAAGTAATCGTCTAAAAACTGGTAAAAGAGATGAAGAGGAGAATATAGAAGGTTTAATTAAAGTATCAAATGATAAAAATGGAGAGTATGGTCATTATAGACTCCCGGCGGTGGATATTTTAAAAATTTCATGGAAATATTATATACCATGTGTCATTACTGTATTATCATCGGGAGCCTGTATTATCGGAGCAAGTGTTATCAACCATAAACGGAACGCAGCACTCGCAACTGCTTTTTCAGTGTCTGAATTAGCTCTAAAAGAGTACAAAGAAAAGGTTACTGATAAAATAGGACAAGAAGAGGTTAAAAAAATAGACGATTCAATAGCTTCTGATATGGTAAAAAATAATCCTCCGGTAGATAATAAAATAATTGATACTGGAAATGGAAAAACATTATTTTATGATCCAATGTCGGCAACATATTTTTATTCGACAATGGAAGACGTTAAAAAAGCAGTAAATGATACCAATAAAGAAATGCTCCATGATTCTTATGTTACAGTTAATCAATTATTATTAAATTTAGATCTTAATTCTATTCTAATAGGCGATGAATTCGGATGGGATTTCGATCATGGTTTAATTGATATTTCGTTTTCTGGAGATGTTGTATATGACAAAAAAACTTCTTGTATAGTTTTAAACTATACTAATCCGCCACGAATATTATAATTCGCGAAAAATACAAGTTCTATAATGGAAAGACAAAACTTCCAAAAAATAAAAAAACCGAAAGGAGAAAAACAACAATGGAAGAAAAAGCAATTGACACAATCGAGGAGATCGTAGAAAGCACGAACGTTATTGATTCGCGCTCTTTCTGGAAAGGATTCGGTGTCGGTATTGGCGTACTGCCGGTAGGTTATATCGCTTATCGGTTTGCGGTCAAACCGCTTATCAATCATTTTAAGAAGAAGCGCGGTATCGTATGCGAGAATTTTGACGATTCCAAATTTGAAGACGAAGAGTAAAAATGAAGACGAGTTAGCGCCTGTAACAAGGCGCTTTCTCTTTTATCTTTTCTGAAAGGAGAAATTATATGAGTAAAGAAAAAAGAATATATAGTTATAGCGGACCTGTTATGCGTTTTGAGAAATGTGTTGAAAATAATTGGATCGCATCTACTTTAGCAGTTTCCGAAAGACAAGCAATAAATAATCTTAAACATCGTTATAGGATGAAAGAAAATCTTTCAAGGAACTCTGACATTTCACTTCCGGGGAAGATAACAGCAATTACTTAAAGGAGATTAAAATTGGAAGAACATAAACCAAATTCAAATAGATATAAGGAATCTCTTAAACAAAGTGATACATCGTTAACAGAAAGAAAGGTTGAAAAAGTTGTTCAAGGAACCGCTCAAATAAAAAAGAAAAACGGTTTTGGAAAACTTATTTCTTCTATGATGAATGAACAGGTAGATGATGTAAAGACTTATTTTCTTTCGGAAATATTGCTTCCAGCGGCTAAAGACCTTCTTTCAAGTGTAGGACATGATTTCATCAACTTATTGTTTGGGAAAGGACGACGATCATCAGGCAGCTCATCCGGTTTATCGTACTGGAAGCCTTCGAAAGAGAGTGATCGATCATACATACGAAGAAGCACGTCAAGTTCGGTAATAGATTACGATGATATTTCATTCGATAATCGAGGAGACGCTGAAGAGATTATATTTAGAATGGGAGAAGCAGTCGAACGTTATGGATATGTGACGTTATCCGAATTGTATGAAATGGCCGGAATTACTTGTCCGCACACATATAATAATTATGGTTGGACAAACGTTAAAAACGCCAGAGTAAGAAGAGATCGCGATGGGTGGATTATAGATCTGCCAAAACCAATGCCAATAGATTAAAAAGGAGAAACCAATGAATAATGCACTAACTGATAATTTAAGAAGGGCGTTTTATAAAACAAAATTTCAGTTAAAAAAGAGCAGCCCTGAAATCTTGATAGTAACCGGTATCATCGGCGGAATTGCAGCTGCGGTACTGGCTTGCAAAGCTACTAAAAAAGTAGATACTGTGATCGATGAGTTCAAAGATCAGAAAGAAGAGATAAAAAACGCAGAACTTACCGACGATGAGATGAAAAAAGCGACAGTTGCCGTATATTCTCATACGGCTCTTGAATTTGTAAAACTGTACGGCCCTTCCGTCTCAATCGGTGTCGCATCGATAGCTTGTATTCTTACCGGACATGGGATATTGAAGAAGAGGGTGGCCGCTATTTCTGCGGCATATACACTTCTTGATGACGGATATAAGAAGTATCGCAAGAAAGTCATTGAGAAATTTGGAGAAGAAGTAGATAAAGAGCTTAAATACGGTATAAAAAAAGAAACTGTAGTCGAAGAAGAGACTCTTGAAAATGGAAAAACAGTAAAGAAGGAAAAAGAGATATATGTCGCTAATGGCCCGGTCGAGTATAGTGAATATGCGAAGTTTTTTGATGAATCATGTTACGCATGGGAGAAAAATTCCGAAAGTAATCTTGCATATTTGAGAATACAAGAAGCGGCAGCTAACGAAAAGCTTAAAAGACAGGGATATTTGTTCCTTAATGATGTGTATGAAATGCTAGGAATTCCGATAACTGCTGCGGGACAAGTTGTCGGTTGGATATATGACGAAGATGATCCGGTTGGCGATAACTACGTTTCTTTTGGGATATACGATATTCATGACAAAGAAAAGCGTTTATTTGTTAACGGATTCGAAAGGGCCATTCTTCTTGATTTTAATGTTGACGGAAATATTATTTCAGGATGCAAGAGTAGGCAATTGCTATAAAAGAAAGGATGATATTATGTTCAACGATAACGGACCAATACTTATTTCTCTCGCATTTGCAGCCATCGCCGGAATATGTTTTGTGAAAGGTGTTGTCACTCTTGCAGGGGAATAATTTAATGGAATTTTTCGACAACGTATTTAATCTACTTAACTACGGTTTAGATGGTAAACGCAAGCGTCATATCGTAGGCGGGTTCTTTATAAGTTGTTCGCTTATGTTTGGCGGACTTGCAATAACCATAATGACTGTAGATCATGGAGGTAAATCAAAAAATGAATAAACCGATTATAGCCGTGGTATCTTTTCTCGGAGGTGCCACAGTAAGTTATTTTGTCTGTAGATATTTTCTCGAAAAAAAATACGATGAAATCGCTCAAGAAGGTGTTGATCAGGTTCTTGATAAATACAAGTGTAAATGCAAGGAATATGATAAACTGGTAGAAGCTTATCGAAAAAAAGATGACAGAGATGTGGCTGATGTTATCGCTGATTCGAATGACTCCGATAAAAAAGAGGATCCGAAGAATGTAAAACCCCAAGAGAACTCTATCGATAAAGAGCCTGATTTCATTCGTGCCGATTATAAAAAGATATCTAAAGACTATAGACCAAGTCCTATAAGTATTATATCTGCTAATGAATTTGGTGAAAACCCGGAGTACGAACATGTCATCTATACATACTATAAGGACTCAGTTTTAGTTGATGATATCGGCGATGTTGTAGACGAAGGAGATATCGACGAAACGGTCGGACGAGAGGCTCTTAGAAAGTTGGAATCCGGCGATGATGATACCGTTTATATTCAGAATGATACGTATCGTATGTATTATGAGATTTGTAATAGTGATGATTCATATTTTGACGAGGATGGATACAGTAGTTGACTCAGGATGAAATCAAAAGCAAATATTACGACTGGATATGTAAACGTGTATCATCGAGAAAAAAAGAACAAAGATATTCGTTCCTTCTTTCCCTTCTCAATTCGATAGATTTTAGATATGCATTTGCTATGGACGGAAATCGGGAAACAGACGGATTCGACCTTAGATACAGGTTTGGATACGATGCGGAAATCCCTACTTTCGTAATAAGCTCATATTTGGATACGGATCCTTGTACAATGCTTGAAATGCTGGCGGCGCTTGCGATCAACTGTGAAGATCATATTATGTATGATTCCGAAAGGGGAGACCGGACTAATATTTGGTTCTGGGATATGATCTCAAATCTCGGTTTATCACGATTTGACAATGAGCACTTTGATGAATATAGAGTTCGTGAAATTATTGATATTTTCCAGAATCATGAGTATTGCAAGGACGGAACCGGGGGGTTGTTTATAACGGATGACCCTCTCTATGACATGAGAAGGAAAGATATTTGGACACAGGCGAATCATTATTTCATTGAATATTATTAAAGGAGATAATCATGGATAATCATAAGTATCGTTATGAAAAACCCGTTAATGTAATCGTATTTAATGACGCGACGGTTTGTCAGATAATGACATCTATCGCTATAATAAGCGTTTTCTCTTATTTGGGATACAGAAAAGTCAGGAAAGATATTCGTTCACTGGCTAAAAGATTTAATGATTTCGAGGAGTTTGTTAACATGGCATGATCGATTTTCTCGTAATTTCAACCAAAAGCACCAAGAGAGGAGTCGTCGAGATCTATCCCAAATTCATTATCAAGAAAAGTAATGACTTGATGATCCGCGGCGGCGATTTTTACGCAATTTGGGTTGAAGATTTGGGATTATGGTCTACGGACGAGCAGGATGCTTTACAAATAATCGACAGAGAGCTTGATAAGTATGCAGAAGCAAATAAGGATAATTTCGACTGTGCTGTAAAAGTGCTACATATGTGGGATGCAGAATCTGGAATGATCGACGCTTGGCATAAGTATTGTCAAAAGCAGATGAGAGATTCATTTCATATGCTGGACGAAAAATTGATATTCTCGAATACTCCTACGAATAAGAGAGACTATGCAAGTAAAAAATTACAGTATCCATTGGAAAAAGGTCCCACATCCGCATACGATCGTTTAATGGACGTTTTATATTCCAAAGAAGAGCGACATAAAATAGAGTGGGCTATCGGTTCCGTTGTTTCGGGAGATTCCAAAAAACTTCAAAAGTTTATGGTTTTGTACGGAGCAGCTGGAACCGGTAAATCTACTGTTCTAAACATTATACAACAGCTTTTCGATGGATATTATTCGGTATTCGACGCTAAAGCTCTCGGCTCATCGAGTAACTCGTTTGCTCTCGAATCATTCAAATCTAATCCTCTAGTTGCCATTCAACACGATGGTGATCTGTCTAAGATCGAAGACAATACACGTCTTAACAGTTTAGTATCCCATGAAATAATGACGGTTAATGAAAAATTTAAGTCGACATATGCAAATCGATTTAAGTGCTTTCTTTTCATGGGTACGAACAAACCCGTAAGGATAACCGATGCAAAATCGGGCCTTATTAGAAGGTTGATCGACGTGTCTCCGACTGGTGATAAACTGGAGCCTGATGAATATCGGAAACTCGTTAAACAAATAGCATTTGAGCTCGGAGCCGTTGCATATAAGTGCAAAGATATTTATCTCGAAGATCCAGATGCGTATGATACTTATATTCCCGTCTCGATGCTTGGAGCTTCGAATGATTTTTACAACTTCGTTTTAGCTTATTATCACGTATTTAAGTCTGAAGACGGAACTACATTAAAGGAGGCGTGGGAAAGATATCGTAAATATTGCGAAGATGCCAACGTTGCTTATCCGTTTACGCTTAGAGTATTTAAGGAAGAGCTTAAAAATTATTTTCGAGATTTCAAGGAACGTCTTTCTATGGAAGACGGATCAAGAGTACGTAGCTACTATGAAGGATTTCGGGAAGATATTTTCCTAAAAGAGAAAAGAAAGCGTATCAAATCGAAGACATTGTCTAGCATTATATTTAAAGAGCAGCCGTCCATCTTCGATAAAGAATGTGGAGATTATCCGGCTCAATATGCGAATGACAACGGGACTCCTTTGAGAAAATGGTCGGAAGTCATTACTAAACTGTCAGATTTAGATACATCCCGACTTCATTATGTGAAAGTTCCAGAAAACCATATCGTAATAGACTTTGATATTCTGGATGAGAATGGTGAAAAGTCACTTGAAAGAAACATCGAGGCTGCCAGCAAATTTACACCGACATATGCCGAATTAAGTAAAAGTGGAAAGGGGGTACATCTTCATTATATTTATCTCGGTGATCCGAATACTTTAAAACGGGAATTTGACGATCATATAGAGATTAAAGTTTTCCGTGGTAAGAGCTCGCTGCGGAGAATGTTGACTAAATGCAATGATATTCCGATTTCTAAAATTAACACCGGATTGCCGATCAAAGAAGAAAGAAAAATGATAAACATCGAAGTAGCAAAAAATGTAAAAACTCTCAGATCGAGGATCGAGAGAAATCTTCGGAAGGAAATATGGCCTAACACAAAACCAAGTATCGATTTGATATTCAAAGAGCTTGAAGATGCATATAACAGCGGTTTAAGATATGACGTGTCGGATATGAGACATGATATTCTGCAGTTTGCACTATCGAGCACCCATCAAGCAGACAAGTGTTTGAAGATCGTTAATAAAATGCATTTCAAATCAGATGATATTCCTGAAGTAGAAAGTAGTTTAGATCCTCGTAATGACGGAACTGGACCACTGGTCTTCTACGACGTTGAAGTATTTCCGAATCTGTTCTTGATAAACTGGAAATATGAAGGAGAGAATAAACCGGTGGTCAGGATGATAAATCCAAAACCGTCGGAAGTCGAAGAGCTTCTTCATTTTAAGCTCATAGGATTCAACTGTAGACGTTATGACAATCATATTCTCTATGCGAGACTTATGGGATATTCTAACGAACAATTGTATAAATTGTCTCAAAAGATTATAAGCGGAGATACGAATGCATTCTTCTCGGAAGCATATAAAATCAGTTATACGGATGTGTATGATTTTTCGAGTAAGAAACAATCGCTTAAAAAGTTTGAGATAGAGCTTGGAATCCATCATCAAGAACTTGGACTTCCGTGGGATGAGCCGGTGCCTGAAAAATTGTGGCAAAAAGTAGCCGAGTATTGCGACAATGATGTATTGGCTACCGAGGCGGTATTCAACGCCCGAAAGTCTGACTTCGTAGCCCGAACGGTACTTGCCGACATCGCCAAGATGAGCGTTAATGACACAACTAACTCTTTATCTGCAAGAATTATATTCGGTAAAGAGAGACATCCTCAAAAGCAATTCAATTATCGTAACCTAGGGGAAATGACCGATGATGCAACAAATACTGTCGTCACTAAAGACAATATTTTATATCCTGAATTCGGTGATGAGTATACGGTATTTGATAAAAATGGCCGTCCGATTTTTCCAGGGTATAAATTTGACAGAGGTGTCTCGACTTATCGAGACGAAGAAGTCGGAGAGGGTGGATATGTTTGGTCGATTCCCGGAATGTATACAAATGTAGCTCTTCTTGATATTGCATCGATGCATCCGTCAAGTATAATAGCAGAACAGCTGTTTGGAGAGCTTTATACCAAACGATTTGAAGACCTTGTTAATGCACGATTAGCCATAAAGCATCATGACTATGAAAACGCCAAGAAAATGCTTGACGGGGCTTTGACCGATTATATTCTTGCGTTGGAGAAGGGCGACGCTATATTTAGTGCCGACGATCTTGCTCAGGCGTTGAAAATAGTTATTAATTCCGTTTACGGTCTTACCGCAGCTCAATTCGATAATCCATTCCGTGATATTCGTAATATAGACAACATTGTTGCAAAACGCGGAGCTCTATTTATGGTCAATCTGAAACATGAAGTTACAAAGAAAGGTTTTACAGTAGCGCATATAAAAACGGATTCAATCAAGATTCCGAATGCTACGCAGGAAATCATTGATTTCGTAACTGAATATGGAAAAATCTATGGGTATAATTTCGAGCACGAGGCTACATATGATCGAATGTGTTTGGTCAATGATGCAGTTTATATTGCTAAGTACGACGATCAAGGTATACGAACCAAAGGCGGTAAGCACGCAAACGAATGGACTGCAACGGGGACACAATTCCAAGTTCCGTATGTGTTCAAAAAGCTTTTCTCGAAGGAACAGATCGAATTCGACGATCTCTGCGAGACTAAAGCGGTAACATCAGCTTTATATTTGAAGGCTAAGGATCCAGAAAAGCCGGAGTTTATCGGACGTGTTGGCAGATTCACTCCTATTAAACCAGGATGCGGAGGGAAAGAGCTTCTCCGAGAAAACAAGGATAAAGATGGAAACGTGAAGTATTCCGCCGCCGTTGGAACAAAAGGATATTTCTGGCTCGAATCTGAAGTCGTAAAGGTTCTTCACAAAGAGAATGATATCGACTACTCTTATTATGATCGATTGGTCGACGAGGCAGTCAAAGCGATATCTGAATTCGGAGATTTCGAGTGGTTCGTGTCTGATGACAAAAAAGATATTTCATCTGATACGGTTCCGTGGAGCAGTCCTTGCGGAGAGATTGATATTCCTTGTTCGTCTTGCAAACATTGTACGGACGGATCAAAGTGTGACAAAGGCTATGATATTTCAAACCAAATAATTAAAAAGGAGTAAATAATGTTTAAAAACATTGAAAATCTTATTATTGAAAACGCTCACATTATATTTAAAAACTTCCGAGGAGAAGAGGGGCGTTACAACCGCGCAGGAGATCGTAATTTCTGTGTTCTGATTGATGATCCTGACAAAGCGACGGCTCTTTCCGAAGAGGGATGGAATGTAAGAATTCTTCCTCCTCGCGAAGAAGGAGAAGAAGCCCGGTATTATATTCCGGTAGCTGTAAGCTTTCAGAACATACCCCCGAAGATATTTCTTGTCACCCATAAAGGAAAGACACAGATCGACGAGGAGACTATTTCTCAGCTTGATTATGTTGAGATCTCAAATGTAGATCTTACTCTCCGTCCTTATATTTGGGAAGTGAACGGTAGTTCCGGAATCAAAGCATATCTGCGTAGTATGTATGTAACAATCGATGAGGACGAGTTTGCCGAGAAGTATGGGGATTGATATCTATGGAAGACTATTGCGATCGGTTCGATCAACTTCGAAAAAACAGAGTAGAAGTATCTCGACATAAGTATGGTAGCGCTAAAAAGAATTTCGCAACCGGAAATGTTAGCGCGCTTGGCTCAATGAATAAGTGTATTGAAAAATATAAAGAAACACATAACACTGAGTATTTATGCGACGCTGCAAATTACCTTATGTTTGAATTTATGTTTCCGTCTATTCCAAATGCATTTTTCAAAGCTACAGAATCGGGAGAATCTGCAGGAATAGTCGGGATAAGCGAAAAAGAGATGGAAGAGCTCAGGAATCAAGATTACTGAGCTTGATATTTCCTCTTAGCGACTCGGTCGCCCCGTTGGGTAAAGCCTTAAGCCCTCATAGCCGCTACGGAGAAGCCAAATGATATTTGGAGAAAGGCGGCTTTTGCCATCCCAACCCCCACTACAAACCGAAAAGAGAAAGGATATTTACAAATGAAAGTTGATGCTATGACCGAGCAGTTTGAGAACGTAACTGTTCTTGGACATCCTATGTTGTTTACATGCTTAAGAGTTGACCGATCGACAGTACCGATTGGGTTATATATTTATGAAGTACGGCACGATGATGAGCAACAGGGCATCCCGATCGAGATTGCGAAACACATTTTGGTAAACCACTGGGGTACTCTTATATCAAAAACACCATTGGAATTAAACCCAGGTTTGACTGAAAATAACGCATATTTATTTATCGACGCTGAAACCGATTGGAATTATGAGGGAACAACAAGCACAATTGAAGATTATGTCGAACAATATGCGTAATGGTATGAAAGAAACTCATTTGAAAAAATATCGTTACTTTGACTTTTTCTATCCCATAGGCGAATGGATATATTTCGAGGGAACGAATAAATACGATGCGCTAAGGCGAAATTTTAGTAAGGAACAAATTCGATTTATTCTTAAAACGTTTAAAATCGAAAGAGTTTACGATTAAAACAAAACCGAAAAGAGAAAGGAATAAAAAATGGCAGAAGATAACACGATCGATCTCGGAAGAGTGTTTATGACACGAGGAGTTTATGATAAATCGATGGAAAATGAGCGTTTTGCCGCGTTTTGTTGGAAATCTCTTTCGAGATTTATGAATAAAGATTGGGGCGATCTTGACGAAGAAGATCGAAAAAGGAATAATGAAGCAATCGAAACTGGAGCTCGTATTTTCGCGGCGTATGAACACGCCGAATTCCCGAAAATATGGATCATCCTCGAAGCCGATAGATCAGCAACAACTATATTGTTTCCGGAGGAATATTAAATGTGCCTGTAAAATTATATCCTGAACAGGAAGCGGCGATAAAAAGGATGAAAAATGGATGTATTCTTTGTGGTAATGTCGGGTCCGGTAAGTCTATTACATCTCTTGCCTATTATTTTATTAACAATGGCGGGGATATGAAAAAAATGACTATGCCGGACTCACCACCAAAGGATCTTTATATTATAACCACAGCAAGAAAACGAGATACATTCGAGTGGGAAAAAGAGCTCGCTCCTTTTTTATTGTCTACGAACGATAAAGTCAATCACTATTCTAACCATGTAGTTGTCGATTCTTGGAACAATATAAGAAAATACATCGACATTTCCGGTGCATTTTTTATATTTGACGAGCAACGGGTCATAGGCTCCGGAGCTTGGGTGAAAAGTTTCCTAAAAATAGTTAAGAAAAATGAATGGATATTACTTTCTGCCACCCCCGGGGACTCCTGGAAAGATTATATCCCCGTCTTTATTGCGAATGGATTTTATCGAAACCGATCAGAGTTTTCAACAGAGCACATCGTGTACAGACGAATGTCGAAATTCCCGCAAATCGACAGATATATTAATACCGGCCGACTGCTTCGATTGAGAAACGAAATTCTTGTCGATATGAATGTGATGCGAAAGACAAATCGAATAAAGATTGACTTAGATGCTTCCTATGATATTCAGAAATACAAATACATAATCAAGAATCGTTGGGATATTTGGAATAACAAACCGCTTGAAAACGCGATCGATTACTGTCTTGCTTTGAGAAAAGTTGTAAATACTGATCCTTCACGAGCCGAATTAGTGCTTGATATTATCAAAAATAAGAATCATCCGAAGGTAATCATCTTTTACAACTACAATTACGAGCTTGATATTTTGAGAGGGCTCGATTACGGTAAGGGCTTTAAGGTAGCTGAATGGAACGGAAAAAAACATGAACCGCTTCCAATAGGCGATAAGTGGGTCTATCTTGTTCAGTATGCTGCGGGTGCCGAAGGTTGGAACTGCGTAACTACAGATACTATTATATTCTATTCGCAGAATTACAGTTACAAAATCGTAGAGCAGGCATCCGGGAGGATAGATCGAGTTAATACCCCATTTAACGATCTTTATTATTACCATATCAAGTCAAAGAGCAGTATTGATATTTCTATTGATCGAGCATTAAGATGTAAACGAATATTTAGTGAATCAGCGTTTCTAAATAATGGAGGGTAATTTATGAAATATTTCGGTATTTCAGCAAGAGTATTGTATCTTTGCAATCATGCTAAACGATACAGGCATAGAAAAAAGAATAAGCATCGAGCAATAAATGATTTTATAAAATTTAAAAAAATGATTAAAAGGATTTGAAAATGAGCATAAAACTTGACACTTGCCCTTGTTGCGGTGGCAAAGCGAAAATGACTGTCTACACAGCGAGTGCGATCGTCGTGTGCCAAAACTGCAAGCTATCAATCTCTCGCACGGATTACTTCGGCGATGGGCAGATGATACACGATGTTGTCGAAGCGTGGAATAGGAGAGTATGATGGGACGATATAAAAGCGTAAAATATGTCATAGTAATTAAGGAGGTCGACAATGGCGAAGTACATTGATGCTGAGGCAATAAGGTATGAACGCCACGATGTATATCGTTCTATAGAAATGAATATGCCCAGCGAAGTACTTGTCGCGTACAAAAAACAAATAGAAGCAATACCAGCCGCCGACGTTATCGAAACGCAGACGCTTATCGAATGGCTCGATAAGTGCATAGCAGAATATGAGACCGTGAATGATCTTTATTCTGATGATGCGGAGAAGCGGACAATCGCACAGGCACAAGTAGCCATACTGCTCGCGGTCAAAGCGAATGTGAAAAAGACACGAAAGGAGAAAGCAGAGGAATGTGGAACACAGGCAAAATAGCGAGATGGAACAAATTGATACGCGATGATCTCGATTATGCGTATTATGCGTGTAGCCGTTGCGGTCGGGACATTTCCGCTTTCAAAGGCGTTGTGTTTCCGCGAGGGAAAGCGTTGACAGTCTACGAGCAATATCCGTTATGCCCTGAATGCGGCGCGACAATGAGTAAAAGATATGTAAAATCATTAAAGATTATTAAAAAGGTAACTAAAGACGAAGATGCACCATTGATAATTTTCACCGAAAAAGAATACGAGTTCTTAAAAGAAATGTCTGATGAATACGAATTGCCAATTCATGATTTTTTGATGCTTGCCGCTTTAAGTTATGAAAAAGAGGATATGAACTAATGTCAAACGTATTATTTTTAGATTACGATGGAGTCGTAAATACCCCGATGTGGGACGAAGACGGTAGATGCTCTTTTTATACTCCGAGCGATAACAAAGTAAATGATTTCCAAGCAGTTCAGTGGGTTTCAGAATTTTGTCAGAAATTTAACTATTGTATCGTCGTTACTAGTACGTGGAGAACTCGTGATAATTACGCAGATTGTTTGAGAAATGGAGGGCTTAGACAAGGAGTTGAAATCTTGGGTAAAACTCCTTATATGTTTAATGCTCGTGATTTGGAGATAAGAGCGTATTTAAGAGAACATCCAGAAGTAGTTCGTTATATTATTCTTGACGATGATGATTTTTATCACGATGACCCAGAACTGAATAAACATTTTATAAAATGTGACGGAAATCACGGGTTTAAACTTACGGAATACGAGAGAGCATCCGAATTATATTTTTAAAAGGAGAAATAAGAAATGCATAAAGACTGGTGCGGAAAACCGTGTTCGTTTTGTGAACACCCATGTACTTTGGACGAAACTATTTACTGTAGTCCCGATTGTGAAAATCTTGGTCCAAACGGAGAAATGGATTATTCAAAGTGTAAAGACTGCGATGCATATTATTTTTCAATGCAGTTAGACAATGGTCAGAAGGAGAACGCCGATGGAACTAACTGATATTTTAGATCCCGATGAGTTGGATCGGATAACTGAATTATTTCAAAAAGCTATAGATGCTATTAAAGAAATCGTAGATACGCTATTCAAACCTTTCGTAAACTATTTAACAAACCTTATCAAGGATATTTTTGAGCTTGCTCCGCTTTGCACATCATCGAGGGTAAGATATCTTTGCGATCATGCAAAACGATATCGACATCGAAAAAAGAATAAAAACCGGATGATGAAAGATTTTATCAAGTGTATGCGGAGGGCTTAGATGGATATTTGTGAAAAAGAAATAATGCGCAATTCAATTGATCATTATGGTGAAATTAATGAGATCGTAGTTTGTATTGAAGAATTGTCCGAATTAAATCTTCAGAAATAAAAGGAGAAAATAAATGATATTCGCAGTATTTTTTATGATTATTAGTATTTTTATTTTAGATCTTGATTTATGTTTGTGGCATACAATGTATATCGGATGTATTGCATCTTGCTTTTTTATATTGATTTTTTTTATATCCGTAAATTGTTATGGATCATTGTTGACGCGATTAAGATATCTAGAAAAGCAGTTTGAAACTATTTCAAATAAATAAAGAAGTAGTAAAAGGAGGGATTATATCATGAATAAGGATACTATTATCAATTATTCCCCCGTTTTTCCAGTTATCGCTTTTATTGTTGTTTTTGCTATATTATTTTTTGTATGGTCAAATAACAATGATGGCGAATCAGAAAGTAATACTATTATATTCGACACAACATTTTTTATAAACACTGAAACTTTAGAAACTGAAACGAATGAGTTAGAGACAATGACTGACGATATGATATTTACAGATACTGAAGAAATCGAAACCGATATTAAAGAAGTTGAAACCGAATATAGTACTGAATCTACTCATGATATTCTAGAAGACAAAACAAAAATCGATTGTAATGATGCCATTATAAACTATACAGGCGGCTTTGATGTAGATGCATATTATATTGCAAAAACCATAGGAGTTGAGGCTCCATATTGTTCGAAGATGGAGCAGGCTGCTGTTGCTTGGTGCATCCTTAATCGTGTTGATGATCCTAGATTTCCATCAACGGTGTTTGAAGTCGTAACTGCACCGTATCAATTCGCATATTTTGATACCACTCCCGTAAGAGATGATTTATATTTTCTATCTTTGGATGTTCTTGGAAGATGGGCTTTAGAACGCAATGGAGAACTAGTTGTTGGTAGAACTCTTCCGAGTGAATATTTATATTTTACAGGAGATGGTTTTCATAATTATTTCAGAATTAATGAGAATCAAGGTCTTCCGTGGGATTGGAGTTGGGGAAGTCCTTATTGATATTTGAAAGGATTCAAAAATGATTAAAATTGAAAACGTGACTACGTACGGATTTAAAGAGGCTATTCGTGGTATGAGAAATCCAATGAATAGCTGGGATAAAAGCGATAGCGATTTTTTTGATTATCCACTATTTTTTAATATTGGAGGTGAAGATGGTAAGCTTATGGCGTCTCTTGCATCTTCCGGAACCTCGCACAGCAAGTACAGAAGAATGATCGTCGTATATGCAGATATTGTTGCCCCTTTATATTGGTGGAAAGAATTTGATACATATAAAGTAGGTACAGTTGCAAATTCTTGTTCAACGATGCATAAAATTCATGCAAAAGAATTTACTCTTGATGACTTTAGTTTCGATCATATGAATGATGTAGTACCTTTGCCGTCAACTCAGACTCTTCTTAAAAGTACGCTTGACATTCTAAATTCCGTTAGAGAATTATATTTAGTGACAAAAGACAAGGGGTACTGGTGGCAAATGATTCAGCTTCTTCCAAGCTCTTATAATCAAAGAAGGACTGTTATGCTAAATTATGAAGTTCTCGCGGCGATATACGAGCAAAGAAAAAATCATAAATTAGATGAATGGAGATATTTTTGCGACTGGATAAAAACACTTCCTTATTCGAGTCTAATAACAAGGGAGGTTATATAAGAAAATGTCATTTGATTCAATGAGAAAAAACAGATCCGGTTTAAACGATCCAACAGCGTTTCAAGCGATTATTAATATCGAGAGGGAACAAAAGAAAAAAGAATTAGAATATAAAAATCAATTAAAAAATAGGGACAAAAATAAAAAATAAAAGTGGGTTATTGAATATAAAAGTGGGCAAATGACATTTTTAAAATGTAAAAAATCTGAATAGCGTTATTCAAAAATGGCCATTTGCCCACTTTTTGCCCACTTTTAAAATAAAAATGGCCAGCTGAAATCGCCCGTGGCTGTAGGGAATTCGGGCTTTTTGCCCACTTTCCCACTTTTTTCTCTTATTTATTATGATAAAAAAAACATTAAATATATAAAAGACTAAGAAAAATAAATGGGCAATTGGCCACAACACTATATTTGCATCGATTTTTATTTTTTTTATACCTCGCGAAAATCGCATAGACCTTTATGAGGAGAGAGAAATGAATATGCACTTTCCTTTTTATTTTTCTAGATAGGAATTGCGTACCTCGGGTGAAATGATATATCCCGGAACGCGCTGATCTGTACGCAGAACGAAGTGCGGCAGAGCTAAATATTATATATGCCCTAAGCCGGGGCTTTGTAGAATAAACGGATGCGACCGACGATTCCGGCGCAGGCTTGAAAAGTTCCGTGTACAACCTTCCCGGGTTTATAAAGTAAGCAGGCCGATTTACCTCGGATAAGAGAGGATAGGCGGGGCGAAAATCAGCCCAACGTCGAGGAAACGACCGGGACTTGAGAGTGAGTGTATCAAGTCAGCTGGTCGAAGGCGGAATCTGCCGGATACGAGCAATCGCCCGGAGTATTTGTGGGGCAAGATAATAGTCAACGACTAGCTTGCAAGTAGACGCGGTGTGGTTACCCGGGATGAGTTGTATGTGTTGAAGTAAAATAGAAGTTTAAAAGGATTATATCATGAAAGAAAGTGAATTCCAGTCCAAGCTTATTTCGGATATTAAAAAAAGAATACCCGGGTCCATCGTTTTAAAAACAGATCCAAATTATATTCAGGGCACACCCGATCTTATAGTTCTTGGTAAGAATAAGTGGGCAGCCATTGAATGTAAAAGAAGTGAGAAAGCATCTAAGCGACCAAATCAGGAATATTATATTTCCGTTATGAATGAAATGTCCTATGCAACTTTTGCCAACCCCAAAAACAAGGAGGAAGTTTTAAATGAACTTCAACAAGCACTCGAATCTTGAAGGACTTCACGCATTTCTCGGAGCAAGCAAGTATCATTGGATCAATTACAGCGAGGAAAAACTTGCAGAATCATATTCTAATTTTCTTGCCGTTCAGAGAGGAACAATGCTTCATGAATTTGCAGCTCAGTGTATACGACTTGGTCAGAAGCTACCTAGATCACAACGAACTTTAAATATGTATGTAAATGATTCGATAGGTTTTAGAATGATCCCCGAGCAGATACTTGTATATTCTGAAAACTGTTTCGGTACTGCTGATGCTATCGGATTCAAGAATGATATTTTGAGGATCAATGATTTCAAGTCGGGTGCGGTCAAAGCACATATCGAGCAATTACGAGTATATTCTGCTCTGTTCTGCTTAGAGTATAAAGTAAAGCCGTCCGATATTGATATTGAGTTGAGACTGTATCAGAACGATGATATTGAACTTGAAAAACCAGACCCTCTAGTCGTTATAGACATAATGGATAAAATCATATCCTTCGATAAAATCATAGAATCTATTAAAGAAAAGGAGATCTAAAGATGATCGACACATCCGACAACAGTTTGATGCACTATGGAATGCCAAGAAGATCAGGTCGATATCCTTGGGGCTCCGGAGAGAATCCTTATCAGCACAGCCGTGATTTTTTGAGCAGGGTCGAAGAGCTTAAGAAGCGGGGTCTAACGGAAAAACAGATAGCGGATGAATTTGGTATATCTACTACTAACCTCAGAGCACAGACAAGTTTAGCAAAAGAAGAACGCCGTTTGGACAATATAGCAAGAATGAAATCATTATATTCTGATGGCTATAATCGTTCGGAAGTTGCGAGAATGATGGGGGTCAACGAATCAACATTACGTTCTTGGGAAAACGAGGAGTCTCAGAGAAGAACGAGCGCTGCGATGAATGCTGCTAAGAATATTAAAGCGATAGTTGATGAAAAAGGACTCGTTGATGTTGGAATAGGAGTTGAAAAAGAACTTAATATATCAAAAGAAAAACTTAATGAAGCTTTAGAAATTCTTAAAAGAGAAGGATACGAAGTATACGGTGGTCGTGTTCAGCAAGCAACTAATAAAGGTCAAATGACCACAATGCGAATCATCGGTCCCCCCGGTACAGAACACAAAGATATTTACAACTATGAAGAGCTTCATTCGCTGAAGGACTATACATCTCATGACGACGGCGATACTTTTCAAACTTTACAATATCCGGCAAGCATGGATTCGAAAAGGTTAGCTATAAGATATGCTGAAGAAGGCGGAATCGATAAAGATGGAGTTATTGAAATTAGACCAGGCGTTGATGATTTGAATCTTGGTGGTTCACATTATTCGCAGGTTCGAATACTTGTCGACGGGACGCATTACCTTAAGGGAATGGCTGTATATTCAGACGACCTTCCGGAAGGAAAAGACATTATATTTAATACAAATAAACCATCTGGAACTCCAGCTCTTGGGGAAAAAGATAATACCGTTCTAAAGCTTAAAACCGACGATCCTACTAATCCGTTTGGGTCTTATATTAAACCAGGTGGGCAAAGTTATTATGAAACCCCAGATGGTGAGAAACACCTATCACTCATTAATAAAAGAGCCGATGAAGGAGACTGGGGAGAATGGTCTGATCATTTGCCATCACAGTTTTTATCAAAACAGCCATTACCTTTGGTTAAGAAACAATTATATTTGGCTGAGGCAGAAAAAGAAGAGGAATTTGATACGATTAAATCATTAACGAATCCCACCGTCAAAAAAGCACTTCTTGAAAGTTTCGCTGATGATTGTGATTCAGCAGCCGTTCATTTGCAGGCCGCGGCTTTACCGAGGCAAAAATATAGAGTTATATTGCCAGTTCCAGAATTAAGAGATGATGAAATATATGCTCCTACATATAAAACTGGGGAAGAGGTAGCCCTCGTTCGATATCCCCATGGCGGAACGTTTGAGATCCCAATTCTTAAAGTTAATAACGGTAAGAAAGCCGCTAAAGATGTTATTGGGGCTGATGCTCTTGATGCGGTCGGTATAAATAAAAATGTTGCATCTCGGTTATCAGGAGCCGACTTTGACGGCGATACCGTCATGGTTATTCCGATAAACGGCAAGACGAGAATAAAGTCAACACCACCGCTGAGGTCGCTAGAAGGATTTGACCCATCAATGTCATACCCTTATCGAGAAGGTATGAAAATTATGTCTAAGAAACAAACGCAGACAGAGATGGGTATTATATCGAATCTTATAACGGATATGACAATTAGCGGAAGCTTCTCTGATGATGAGATGGCAAGAGCCGTCAAACATAGTATGGTAGTTATTGATGCCGCTAAACACAAGCTCGATTATAAAAGGAGCGAGATCGAGAATGGTATCCAAGAGCTTAAGAATAAATATCAGGGGCATTACGACGAAGATGGTAGATATCATACAGGAGCATCTACATTAATATCCAGGGCTAAATCGAAACAGGAGATCCCCGAGCGAAAAGAAGGGGGGTTCATCGGAGAAAAGACCAAGTCTGGAAAGGATAAAAAGAGTTATATTAATCCGGAAACTGGTGAGAAAGTTTATACTGAAACGGGTAGAAAGTATATTGATAAGAAGACTGGCAAGGAAAAAATAGCAACCCAGGAATCTACAAAAATGGCAGAGACCAGAGATGCTAGGATGTTATCATCTGGAACAGCGGTCGAAGAATACTATGCCGATTATGCAAATAAGATGAAATCTCTTGCAAACCGTGCCCGAAAAGAGTATTTGTCAACTGGTTCTATTAAATATGATCCTAAAGCAGCTAAAGAGTATAAAGAAGAAGTTGATCATCTTAATGCGCAATTAAATGTTTCTTTGAAGAATGCTCCTAGAGAAAGAGCAGCACAGTATCGGACAGCGTCTGAAGTAAAAAAAATAAAGGCATTAGATGGCGACCTCTCTCGTGATGATGAACGAAAACTAAGTCAGAGAACCTTAACTTATGAACGTGCTCGTGTTGATGCTAAAAGAACTCCAATTAAAATTAATGACAAAGAGTGGGAAGCAATACAAAAGGGTGCTATAAGTGAAAACAAGCTTTCTGAAATTCTTCGTTTTACTGATTCTGATGAATTGAAAAAAAGAGCAATGCCAAGAGAAAGCAAAACTTTAAGTAAAGAGAAAGTTAACTTAATTAATGCGATGCGTTCTTCTGGTTATACAATTGAAGAAATTGCAGATCGACTAAATGTCTCTAGTTCAACAGTTTCGAATGCTATTAAAACAGAAAGGAGTTGATGATCTATGTCTTTGGCTATAACAACAAAAGACAATCCTTATGACCCGATAAATGATTTTGATAGTTGGTTTAGATTTGATGAAGACAAAGGTTATCACACCTGCTCTTATTTAGCTAGAATCGCAAACACAACAAGCGATATGTCAAATGAAGAAATTGAACGAGCAACTGAAGCTGCAATTGATGAAATAATTAAATATGATTTTCTTGGAATATATAGGAAGATCAAATCTAATGAAGGCACTGAGGGGGAGTCTTGAAAAATACACCCCCCTTTGCTATCGCGGCGGCCCTAAAAAAATCTCCGGGGGTAAAAAATGATATTTCAGAGCGGTAAATGATCCGTGAAGGCGTAGATCGTGTTAAGGTGGGGGTTGGGCTTTTTTCTCTTTTTTCTCTTTTCGGTAAAAAAGTGCAGTCTACTTATTTCACGGATCATTTACCGCTCTGAAAAAATGTTTAAAGTATTATAATTCAAAGTGAAAGGAGTCGGCAAGTGTGCCAAAGGTTACAAAAAAGTCTTCGCAAGAAGTAAAAAAGAGTAGGAAAGCTCTTGATCCGGAGGCGCGAGAGAACCAATTAATTAACTTGGCAATCAATCTTGCCGAGCAACAGCTCCGTGACGGTACTGCTTCTTCACAAGTAATAACTCATTATTTGAAATTAGGTTCTACAAAAGAGAAGATCGAGAAAGAAATTCTTGAAAAACAAAAGGATCTTATTGAGGCTAAGACTCAATCGCTACAATCTAATCAGAGAATTGAGGAATTGTATTCTAATGCTCTTGATGCAATGAGAAGTTACAGTGGACAGGTGAATGATGGATCAGACTCGGACGTATACTGAACTTTTAACTATTTCTTCTTTCGAAGATCGTTTTAGATATCTTAATCTGCATGGTTTGATAGGAGAAGAGACTTTTGGATTTGACAGATATTTAAATCAAAATTTTTATAGATCTATAGAATGGAAGAGAATAAGGGATTATGTAATAATAAGGGACGGTGGATTAGATCTTGCTTGTGAAGATCATCCTATTATAGGAAAGATATATGTTCATCACATGAACCCAATAAATCAAATGGATATAGTAAATAAAAAAGAGATCTTGTTAGATCCTGAGTATTTGATTTCAGTTTCAAGTGATACACATAATGCAATCCACTATGGAGGGCTTACAACTTTGCCTCAGGTTCCTAAAGAACGAAAACTAAATGATACTATTTTATGGAAAACAAGGAGAGAATAAATGTCTAGTAATAAAGATAACTTGTATGATACACCTATCGAAGGATTTGTTTATACAAATAATGGTCTTAATGTTAGGAAGAGGCCGTCTTTGAAATCTAATATTTTATACACTTTGAGACCAAATGAAAAAGTTCTGATTGAAGGTACAAATGGTAAATTTTTTATAATTAGTACCGCGTATGGCATAGCTGGGTATTGTCTTAAAGAATTTATTAGTATTCCCAAAGCAGAAGAAATCGGTGACGAAGAATGAGTGAGATAGATACAAGTATTCTGCGAACAGTTAAGAAATACTTAGGAATACAACCAGATTATTATCATTTCGACCCTGAGATAATAATGCATATAAATTCTACAATAACTATTTTGGTTCAGTTAGGCGCTTGTGATCCTATGGTGGTCCATGATGACAGTGACGATTGGAGCGATCTTATTAATAATAAAGATCCTAATTCTTTGGAATTAATAAAATCATACATATCACTGAGAACCAAAACCCTATTTGATCCACCCAGCAGCGCATTTGTTCTTGATTCTATTGAAAGACAAATTAAAGAGTTTGAGTGGAGAATCAATTGTATGGTTGATCCTAAAGAAGAATGAGTTAGAAAGGTGAAAATCAAAATGGAAAAAGATAGACACGTACTATATCATTACGGAACCGATGGTATGCGATGGGGTGAAAGAAAGTACCAATATCAAGATGGAAGTTTGACTCCGGCTGGAAAAGAGCGGTATCGTAAAGGAAAAAAGAAACGACATGGTTATATTAATTATAAATCTCACAATAACCATTCGAATGAAAAAACTAAGGCTGTTGCTACAGGCGCGGCAATTACAATTGGTGCTATAGGAACTAAGATCCTTATGGATAGTATATTGAAATCCGGAACGAGTATCGTATCTGCTCGATTGACGAAATTTGGTAACAATCTTATCGATAATCCAGGGAAGTATGCTAATAAAATTAAAACTGGAGCATCATATGTAAAAAATGTATTAAATGGAAATATAGTAGGAAATAAAGTAATTGATCAACTAGGGAAATCTTTAGATCAAATAAACCTCTAATGAATGCTCTGATATGAGAATTATATATTATTAATAATTTCATATTTTTTAGCTTCGAATTCTTCTTGAGTAATTATTCCAGCATCAAGAAGTTCTTTAATCTGTTTAAGTTTTTCTACAGCATTCTCCTGTTCAGTTGGTTTATCTTTTTCGCTTATTATTTCTTTTGCTAGTCCGATAGCTTCGGATGCAACTTGAGCTTTAGAGCTTTTTTTGCCTTTAATACCACCAATGACAGAACCAATAACTCCTCGTTCTAAAATCCCAGATACTGTTTCCATTGTATTTATTCCTAAGGCGTTATCTATTTTTGATAGTCCTGCTTTTACAACTTCAGATCCTCTATCACCAAGGTCTTTTCCTGTAATAAGTTTATAGGAAATATTTGTGAATTTTCTAGCTTCTTTTCTTTCATCAAAAGAATACTCTTCCTCGTGATCTAAAAAGAAGACAGTTACTTCGTATCCGGATGTTTTTATTTGAGGAATGTCATTATAAACTTTTATCTGCGAAATCGGAATATATTCTATTTCAACTTCAGATTTAGCAAATAGTTTTCTATGTATGATCTCAAAGATAAGGTTTAAGTTCGTTAAGTAAAGGCTCACTCTGATTGCTTTTGAATTTGTAGTATTTTTTCTTACGACAGAACCTTCGAATAGCAATGCTTCATTAGAACCAAGAGAGAAATTTTTCATTACATACCTCCATATCAATGATACATTAGTATAACACACTATCCAGTCAATGTCAATTATTCATTATATAGTAAGGAGCAAAAAATGTCCCTATCAAACACGGCAACGCCGAAGTATTACGGCTTATTTCGTGAAGCAGTGTTGAATGACGAGATACCGGTCTGTAAAGAGGTCGCTATGGAAATGTCGAGGATCGATGCGCTCATCGAGAATCCAAATATTTATTACGATGATGAGGCGGTTGAAGGATGGATTCGGTATTGTGAAAATGAATTAACGTTGACTGACGGTTCAGACTTAACGCTTCTTGATACTTTCAAATTATGGGGCGAGCAGGTCTTCGGATGGTATTACTTTGTTGAGCGAAGCGTGTTTCAACCAGATTCTAACTATAAGGGCGGTAGGTACATTACGAAACGCATAAAGAAGCGCTTGATTAACAAGCAGTATCTGATAGTTGGTCGAGGCGCTGCTAAATCGGTTTATGATTCATGTATACAGTCATTCTTTCATAATGTAGATACATCGACTACACATCAGGTGGCTACCGCCCCTACGATGAAACAGGCTGATGAGGTGATGTCGCCTATAAGGACTGCTATAACTAGAGCAAGAGGACCGCTTTTTAAGTTTTTGACAGACGGATCACTGCAAAACACTACAGGGCTAAAAGCAAAGAGGCTGAAGCTTGCTTCTACAAAAAAAGGAATAGAGAATTTCTTAACCGGATCACTCATTGAGGTCCGTCCAATGAGTATTGCCAAACTTCAAGGGCTTCGATGCAAGATCGCGACTGTTGATGAGTGGCTTTCCGGAGACATAAGAGAAGACGTTATCGGTGCATTAGAGCAAGGCGCATCTAAACTCGACGATTATTTGATAGTCGCTACTTCTTCTGAAGGAACAGTTAGAAATGGAAGCGGCGACACAATCAAAATGGAACTTATGGACATACTCAAAGGCGAGTATGTTAATCCGCACGTTTCAATCTGGTGGTATAAGCTCGACGATGTTAATGAAGTTGGAGACCCGAGAATGTGGTTGAAAGCAAATCCGAACATCGGAAAAACAGTTTCATATGAGACATATCAACTTGACGTGGAAAGAGCGGAAAAAGTTCCATCGGCGAGAAATGATATTCTTGCTAAGCGTTTCGGACTTGCTATGGAGGGGTATACATATTTCTTTACATATGAAGAAACCCTTCCACAACTTCGAAAAAGGGATTTTTGGCAGCAGCCATGCGCTCTCGGCATCGATCTTTCTCAAGGAGACGATTTCTGCGCCTTTACCTTCTTATTCCCGCTTTCTAATGGTAAGTTCGGAATTAAGACGCTCAATTATATTACATCGACGACTCAGTTCAAGCTACCGTCAGCACTTCGAATCAAATATGAGCAATTTATGGCTGAGGGCAGCTTAAAAGTTATGGACGGTGTCGTGCTTGATCTTGATCGAGTTTATGAAGATCTTGACGAACACATTACAAGAATGAGATACGACGTTCGTTGTCTCGGGTTCGACCCGTATAACGCAAAAGACTTTATTGCTCGATGGGAGCGGGAAAACGGTCCATTCGGAATTGTGACTGTACGGCAAGGATTTAAGACAGAGACGGTTCCTCTCGGCGAGTTGAAAGCATTAGCCGAAGAAAGAATGCTTATATTTGATGAGGATATGATGTGCTTTTCTATGGGTAATTGTATTACTCTTGAAGACACAAATGGAAATAGGAAATTATGTAAGCGTCGCCGAGAAGAAAAGATTGACGCGGTGGCAGCATTGATGGACGCATATGTTGCTTATAAAGAAAATAAAGACGCATTTGAATAAGGAGTGTAAACAAGTGGAAAGTTGGAGAAAAGAATTATTTGACACATCACGGCGTAAAAGGAATGAAATGGGGCGTTCGTAGACTTCGAATAATGCCCGTCGAAGTCTTAGACATTAAACGTCGAGGAGAAGAGCTTGGGACAGGTACGGTAGGAAGAATCGAAGGATATGAAGGACGACGAATTCCACAGTCTCAGCAGACAATGAGGCATCTTGTAAATCCGAACGGTACCTCGATCGATAAAAAGAAAGCTGACACAAACGGAGACGGTAAGATAAATGCAAAAGACGTTGTTAGACAGATGAAAAAAGAGCAGAGAGGAAAAGATATTATAAATAAGATTATCTCTTCTAATGCAATATCAACGATGAAGCATATTATTGATCCGACGAAGAATAATGTCGACAAAAAGAAAGCAGATGCAAATGGAGATGGTAAAATTAATGCGAAAGATGTTATACGTATGTTGAAAGCTCAGAAGCGTTGACTCAGAGGAAACGTATGGAGAAATGGAGATATGAATTATATCAAAATGAACTATTTCATCACGGGATAAAAGGGCAGAAATGGGGAGTCAGGAGAGGACCACCTTATCCACTTCGTGAGGAAACAAAGAGGATCAAAGTATTGACATTTAATAATCCGAGTGATACAATTATCACAACGATAAAGGGAACTAAAGATCCCTCTATACGTTTTAAGCCTAATGCTATAGTCGATAAAATTGGAAAATCAGGAGAGATAGTTTCAAGATCATTCTATGATTCGAAAGGGATTAAAAGAATCGCAATCCATACGAATGATCACGGTCACCCAAAACAGCATCCCAAGGGAGCGCATATTCATTGGTATGAATGGCGCGATGATGGAAAATTAATAACGAGGGATGCTGTAAAACATGGAATACCTACTATAATCAAAAAACTAAACGGAGATATATTATGATTGGTGTATCATTATCTAAAATAAGAGAAAACGTAATCGGGTGTGCAGAAGACGCATATTTTAGATATGGAGAAACGAATTGCGGAATAGTTATCCATGCATATAACAAGTTTTCCATTTTATATGGCGATAAGGAATTTAAGTATTCCAGTTTCGATGAATTAATCAATGATCCGGTATTCGATGGAAAGAGTTTTTCTGAAATAGTAGAAACCGTCGACTTTTATGAATATGCTGATTAATACTATATAAGTTTTTATGAATCGCTTCGGCGGTTCTTTTTTTTAATCCATTTCTTAGGAGGGCGAAAAATCAAAATGGCATCAATTTTTCATTCTTTAAAACATGCCTGGAACGTATTTCGTAACCGGGACCCGACCGACGATTATGTTGATATTGGTCCAGGCTACTATTATCGACCAGACAAAGTAAGTTATTCTATAGGAAACGACCGTTCGATAGTTACTGCAGTATTCAATCGAATTGCCATGGATGCGGCTTCTATTGATATGCACCATGTAAGATTGGACGATAAAGGAAATTTTTTTGAAATTATAGATAGTAATCTTGAAAGATGTTTTACGACAGAGGCAAATATCGATCAAACCGGAAGAGCATTAATGCAAGATATAGTTATGTCGATGCTCGATGAAGGATGTGTGGCTCTCGTCCCTACCGAGACTTCGGTAAACCCTAAATTAGGATCTTTTGACGTCTTGTCATTGCGAGTCGGAAAAGTCATTGAGTGGTATCCCGAAAGAGTAAAAGTTAATTTATACAACGAGGCTACCGGATTACGAGAAGATATTATTCTCCCAAAGAAAGCAGTGGCTTTGATCGAAAATCCGCTTTATTCGATAATTAATGAAAAGAATTCCACTATGCAGAGACTTATAAGAAAGTTGAACATTTTGGACGTAGTTGACGAACAAAGCGGAGCGGGAAAACTCGATCTTATTATTCAGCTTCCTTATGTTGTAAAAACACCTGATCGAAGACGTCAGGCCGAATCAAGACGAAAAGAAATAGAACGGCAGTTAACCGGATCCAAGTATGGAATAGCATATACAGATGGTACTGAAAAGATAACTCAGCTTAACAGACCCGTCAGCAACAATCTAATGACACAAATCGAATATTTAACGAGTATGCTATATAGCCAGTTAGGTATAACGCAGAGTGTAATGGATGGAACTGCCGAAGAGAAGGTTATGGTGAATTATTATAATCGTACCATAGAACCGATTTTAGCATCGATAAGGGACGAATCAAAGAGAAAGTTTCTTACAAAGACTGCTATAACACAAAAACAGTCAATTTTCTTCTATCGTGACCCGTTTAAACTCATGCCTGTTGATAAGATCGCAGAGACTGCTGATAAGCTTACGAGAAATGAGATTATGTCTCCTAATGAACTAAGAAGTAAATTAGGACTTACTCCATCAGATGATCCACATGCTGATGAGCTTAGAAACAGGAATATAAACGCTCCGAGTGAAAAGGTGAACGATGTGAACAATTATTATACAGAGGAGGAATTTCAAAATGGAACAGTATGATTTCAGTGGATGGGCGACCAGAAATGATGTCAGATGTTCCGACGGACGTACAATAAGAAAAAATGCGTTCGCCGAACAGAATGGAATTACCGTCCCTTTGGTATGGAACCACCAGCATAACGACCCCACCAATGTTCTTGGACACGCTCTTCTTGAAAATCGAGATGAGGGCGTTTATGTTTACGGTAAGTTCAATAAGACCGCCAAGGGGATTGCGGCAAAAGAACAGGTCAAAAACGGAGACATTAATATGCTCTCCATATATGCAAATAAGCTGACTGAAAATGGAGGGGATGTTACCCACGGAGCAATTCGCGAAGTAAGTCTCGTTCTTGCCGCAGCAAATCCAGCAGCATATATCGATTGTGTGTTGAAGCATTCGGATGGAACTGTTGATGAAGGTATTATTTATAGCGGAGAATATATTTCCGTTGATGATCCGGATGAAGATATTTTACATTCGGATGAAGAAATAAACAAAGATAATTCCATTGAAAATAAAAAAACAGAAACGAAAGAAGATACAGAAATGGAACATAGTGAATCTGGAAAAACAATAGGTGAGATTTTCGACACTCTTACCGAAGAGCAGAAGAAAGCAGTATACGCAATCGTCGGTTCTGTAGTAGAAGACGATGATAACAATGATGAAGGAGATGATGAAATGAAACACAATGTTTTCGACAATAATGATGAAACTCAGGAGAATGTTATTTCGCATTCTGACATGAAAGCGATTATCGACGATGCTCCTCGATATGGATCTATGAGCGCAAGTGCTATTGCACACGGTATTACGAATATTGATTATTTGTTCCCCGATGCAAAGAATGTAACTACTACTCCCAACATGATTACTCGTGATATGGGTTGGGTTAAGAAGGTTCTTAATGCTACTCATCACACTCCGTTTTCTAGGATTAAATCCATGGAAGCAAACCTTACCTCTGATGAAGCGAGAGCAAAAGGTTATACTAAGGGCAGTCTCAAGAAGGAAGAGGTGTTTGGTCTTCTTCGTAGAACGACCGATCCCCAGACCGTTTACAAGAAGCAGAAGATTGACCGCGATGACATGGTCGACATTACAGACTTCGATGTTGTTGCATGGCTTAAGTCTGAGATGAGACTTATGCTTGATGAGGAACTTGCTCGCGCATTTCTTGTTGGTGACGGTAGAACCTCCGTATCCGAAGATAAGATCAAAGAAGACCACATTCGACCGATTTGGACTGACGCTGATCTCTATACGATTCATGTTAATGTAGAGCTCGAATCTGGTGGTGGCGAAGATGATAAGGCTAAGAAGTTTATTCGTTCTCTTATCAAGAATAGAAAACTGTATAAGGGTTCTGGTAATCCTACTCTCTTTATTGGTGAAGACCTTCTTAGTTCATGCCTGCTTCTTACTGATAATATCGGGAGAGATCTGTATGAAACTCCGGAAAAGCTTGCGAACAAGCTTCGTGTCAAAGAGATTATCACTGCTCCCATCCTTGACAATCTTACAAGAACTGTTGATGGCGTAGTTCACACTCTCGGCGCAATTATGGTTAATCTTCAGGACTATAATGTTGGTGCTGATAAGGGAGGAGCAGTGTCTCTGTTCGATGATTTCGATATTGATTACAACCAGCAGAAGTATCTTATCGAGACTCGTTGCTCCGGAGCACTTGTTAAACCGTATTCTGCGATTGCTCTTGACTTCATTCCCGCCACTGTTACTCCGAATTCTGAGCCTGAGGAAGAAGCGGAGCCTGAGGGTTAATAAATCAAAATGGCAAAGTTTTTTGGTGTAATCGGCTACGGCATAACTGGTGAACGAGCGCCAGGTGTATATGAAGATTATATTATAGATAAAAATTATTTTGGTGATATTTTACAATTTTCCAAGAGAAATGAAAATGGATCCGGGTTAAACGATAATATAGTTGTTAATAACAAAATAAGTATCGTAGCCGATGCCTTTGCCTATGAAAATTTTATTAACATTAAATATGTTAGTTGGCTCGGAGTTAAGTGGAAAGTGACTAATGTAGAAGTCCAACATCCGCGATTATTTTTAACTGTTGGAGGAGTTTACAATGAATAGTCGATATGATTTAAATGAATTGTTCGTTTCTATCATGGGTACTAGAAATGTATATTTTCAACCTCCAGCAACATTAAAAATGAAATACCCATGTATAAGATATTCTTTAGAAAAAATAAATTTTTTGGATGCTAATGATGAACGATATTCGAGATTTGATAGATTTTCAGTAATTCTTATAGATACGGATATAGATTCTATATTTGTAGATAAGATTTTAAAATTACCATATTGCGAATTTGTTCGATTTTATTCATCTGATAATCTAAATCATTGGGTATTTACAATTTATACTAATCATTATTAAATGGAGGAATCAAAAATGAGTGAACTTGTTTGGGATCAAATCGGAGAAAGATATTATGAGACTGGTGTTAAGAAAGGTGTTCTTTATAAGCTTAACTCCAGTAATGAATATGTGAATGGTGTTGCTTGGAACGGACTTACTTCTGTAAGTGAAAGTCCCTCCGGAGCAGAACCCACCGCTCTTTATGCCGACGATATAAAGTATCTTAATCTTATGTCTGCTGAGGAATTTGCAGCTACTATCGAGGCATACACGTATCCTGATGAATTTGCAGAATGTGACGGATCTGCTGAAGTCGATACTGGCATTACTATTGGTCAGCAGAAGAGAAAACCTTTTGGATTCTCTTTTCAGACCATTGTTGGGAATGATACCGATGGCAATGATAAAGGCTATAAGATTCATCTCATTTATGGGGCGATGGCTTCTCCCGCAGAAAGAGCATATGAATCTGTAAATGATAGTCCCGATGCTATTACTTTCTCGTGGGAAATTAGTACTACTCCGGTCGCAGTTACTAATCATAAGCCTACTGCTTGTCTTATCATTGATTCTACGAAGACGCCGGCAAATAAGCTTAAAGCACTCGAAAAGATTTTGTATGGAACTCAGAATGCTGAACCTAGAATGCCGCTTCCTGATGAAATTATAAGCCTTGTTCCGCCGCAGGAATAATAACCGTCGAGTTTGAACGATATTCGACAAGCATTTCAATGTCTGCCGTTGCAAGTCAGATATACTTCCCGAGTGGACCTGCTTTAGAAGCGTTTTCTGATGTTCCTTTAACGAGTGGTGTACCAGGAGAGCATCCAGATTTAATGATGAATTACCTTCCAATAAGTGTTGCGGATGATGTCGCAGCAATAAATCTTGGAGACGGAGCAATTATTATAGTAAATACGAATGATCCCCCAGGTGGATTATCTAATTGGTCATTTATTAGGGGGCAATACGAGTTTATTTCAAGTAGTAATATAAATGCTCTATCTTTGATACATCTTGCTGGTATGGATACAAACGGTCAACCGACTGTTGGTACTAATACCGTTTGTCCTATTAGCATGGCTAGTCGTTCTGGTCCTTGGGCTATAGGTAATGATGTTAAACAAATATTGCTCTCATTGAATATGGATGTTTCTAATGCTGATGGTTAATTTTGTGATTATCGTTTGAATATTGTGGGTTGGTATATGGTGGGAATTACATGTGGGGACGTTATTTAATAAAACGTCCCCTTCTTTTTATTCGAAAGGAGAAATTATTATGCTTAAAAGAACAATTACTTATAAAGATTATAACGGTCTTGAAAGAACCGAAGACTTTTTCTTTAATCTTTCTGAAGCAGAAATAACCGAAATGGAAATTACAACAGAGGGCGGCCTTGCCGAGATGATTCGTCGAATTACTGCTGCCCAGGACATGAAAACTATCATGGTTGTATTTAAGGACATACTTCTCAAATCTTATGGTGAAAAGAGTCCTGATGGAAGACGCTTTGTCAAAAGTCCGGAGATTTCCAAAGCTTTTTCTGAAACCGAAGCATATTCTATTCTGTTTATGCAACTTGTAACTAATCAGATAGATCCTAGTGAATTTGTTTCGGGACTTCTTCCTGAAGCGTCGGATAAAAAAATCGATAAAAAGCTTATTACTAATAATGAATAATTAATATAGATAAGGGGGATCAACGAATGCTCACGGTATTAATACCTGATATAGAATCTTTTGATAATAAGACCCAAGAGTTTGTAACTATAAAAGGAACAACCCTTCAACTCGAGCATTCGTTGGTTTCTATTTCAAAATGGGAAAGTAAATGGCATAAACCATTTTTGAATAAAGATCCTAAAACTAGGGAAGAGCTTATTGATTATGTTCGTTGTATGACGATAACCCAAAATGTTAATCCTTTAGTATTTGATGGTATACCTAATTCAGTTATGAAAAAAATACGGGAATACATGGACGATGCTATGACCGCAACAACCATTAAAAGTCAAGGAAAGGGTAAGAATGGAAGCGAACAAATAACCTCGGAATTAATTTATTACTGGATGGTTGCCCTCGAGATACCCTTTGAATGTCAGAAATGGCATATAAATCGGTTATTAACGCTTATTCGAGTATGTGATATAAAAAATAAACCACCTAAAAAAATGAGTAAAAGAGAAACTCTTCAACAAAATGCTCGTTTGAATGCTATGCGAAGAAAACGTCACAATACAAAGGGGTAAATAGTGATAAGATTTAGCCAAAAAGGTGATTTCGAAGGACTTAATAGTTTTTTTGAGAAGTCTAAAAACATTATTCGAATTGGACAACTCGATATAATAGCTCAACGAGGTGTTGAGGCACTTAAAAAGGCTACACCAATCGATACTGGGAAGACCGCGTCTTCTTGGGATTATAAAATCGAAAGAACAAAAAATACAGTTTCTATTTCTTTTTATAATTCAAATGTTAATGATGGCATACCTATAGCTATTCTTATACAATACGGTCATGCCACTCAAAATGGATCATGGGTTGAAGGTCGGGATTTCATAAATCCGACGCTTCGTCCTATTTTTGATGAGATTTCAGATCGTGCGTGGGAGGAGGTTAAGAAGCTGTGAGCAGACAAATCGACGAAAAAATCGTTGAAATGAAATTCGATAATTCGAATTTTGAAAAGAATGTTTCAGAAAGTAGAAGAACACTTAGTAAACTAAAAGAGGATCTCAAGCTTGATAACGTCTCCTCCGGAATGAATGTGTTGGGCGAAGCCGCTGAAAAAGTATCTATAAAATTCGATGCTCTTAGAATAGCGGCAGAAGTAGCTTGTGGAAAAATCGTAAGCTATTTTATCGACGCGGGAAAGCAATTAGTGTCGTCATTAACGATTGACCAAATTTCAGCAGGTTTTGAAAAGTATGCCAGTAAAACAGCAGCTGTTCAGACGATTATGGCTGCAACTCGTTCGCAATTCGAGGATACTGGCGAACAAATGGAATATGTTAGTGATCAACTTAATAAACTTAATTGGTTTACTGATGAAACATCATACAATTTTGTTGATATGGTTAGTAACATTGGTAAATTTACATCCGCAGGGGTAAAACTTGATAATGCTGTTACAGCCATGCAAGGTATTGCTGACTGGGCAGCTATTTCCGGTGTTAATGCCGAGGGCGCATCCCGTGCTATGTATAATCTTTCTCAAGCCATGGGCGTTGGATATATCCAAAAAATAGACTGGAAGTCTTTGGAAAATCTTAATATGTCGACCATAGAATTAAAGCAACATGTTATAGATGCTGCTGTAGAATTGGGGACGCTTATAGATATTGGAAATGGATCATATATAGCCGCTAGTGGAGATAAAGGAGAAGTTAGCGTTACAAATTTTGCAGAAGCGTTAAAAGATAAATGGTTTACTAGTGATGTACTCATGAAAGTATTAGATGAGTATGGTTCATTTACAAACGCATTGTATAAAGCGACCGAAGAAACAGGGCTTACTGCAACTGAACTGCTTGGATATACCGAAGATTATGCTAATGGTGTCGCTGATTTGTCCAGCATATCGAAAGAAACCGGAAAGAGCGTTGAAGAATTAACAGAGCTTTTGTCTGGATTATCGAGTGAAGAGTATGATTTGGGACGAAGGTCGTTACAAGCAGCACAAGAAGCTAAAACCTTTCGGGAAGCTATAGATTCAGTTAAAGACGCTGTTTCTACCGGGTGGATGACCAGCTTTGAAAAAGTTTTTGGCAATTATAACGAAGCAAAAAAGCTTTGGACTCAGTTGGCTAACGAGTTATGGGACGTTTTTGCCGCCGGTGGCGAAGAACGTAATGCTCTTCTTGAAGAATGGCGTACCATGGTTGATGATGCATCTGGAGAAACCAGAACGGGTCGGGAATTGCTTCTCGATTCTTTTTGGAATTTGTTTCACTCTATTGTCGATGGTATTAACATCGTAAAAGAAGCATTTAACGAGATATTTCCAAAGAAAACAGCTAAAGACTTATTTGATTTTTCCAGAAAACTCGAAGAGTTTACTGCGAAGCTTCACCCAAGTGAGGAAACTGCTAATAAATTAAAAAGCACTTTCAAAGGGTTATTTGCAGTTTTGAATATCGTTAAGCAACTTCTTTCTGCTATAACAACTCGTATATTAGGACCCGCAGTAAAAGGGTTTGGTTCCCTTGGCGATAAAGTTCTTGATATTACTGGAAATATCGGAGAATGGCTTACAAAACTTGATGATTTCATCGAGCAGAATGATATTTTCGGAAAATCTATAGATTCTGTTATTGGTTTTGTTGTAACCGCTAAAGACAAGATAATTGAGTTTTTTAAAGCGGTTAAAGAGTATTTTCATATTCCGGATTTCGATGTTATTAAACAGAACATATCTGACTTGATAGATAAGCTGAAAAGCAAGTTTTCAACTCCGGGACTTGATAAAGCAAGTTCTACACTTGACGGAATCAAATCGGCTGCTTCTTCGGTTGCTGGTTGGCTTATCAAAATATGGGAAAGAATCAAATCGATATTTAAAGGGATTAAAACGGCATTTGAGAGAACAAACATCGCAAAAGTATTAACGTCTCTTGCAAAATTACTTGGAAAAAGCATAGCTGGAACACTTGACATAATACTCAACGTGTTTGAAAGATTGATAGACATGCTTTCAAAGGCTGATTTCAACGGTCTCATAGATCTTATAAATAGTCTTTCATTTGGTGGCATAGCCGCTGGTATTACTAAGTTTTTAATGAGTTTCAACGGAAATAACACTTTTCTAGGTGGACTGAAAGGAATTATAGAAGGTATTTCCGGTGTATTAAATGGTGTGCAGAACAATTTAAAATCGTTACAGGAAACAATAAAAGCAAAAGCGATAAAGGAAATAGCCATTTCTGTAGCAATTTTAACAGCTTCGTTGCTTGTTTTGTCTTTAATAGATAGTTCGAAACTTGCAGCGTCGTTAGGAGCTATTACTATGATGCTTTCGGAACTTGTAGGATCGATGGCTCTTTTGAGTAATACTACTAAATCATCCAATGCGATGATCGTTAATAGCTTCACTAACACTATGATAAAATTATCGATAGCTATGCTTCTTCTTTCTATATCACTTAAGAAAATAGCCTCGATTGATTCCGATAAATTAACCGGAAGTGTTATTGCTATTTCTATATTACTTGAAGAACTTGTTGGTAGCGTTAAACTTCTTAGTTATGACAGCCAAAAAGGTACTCAAAATGTAACCAAAGGTATAACCTCTCTTATTGCTCTTGCAATAGCAATCAAAATACTTGCTTCTGCGGCAAAATCGCTAGGATCTCTAAATACTGGTGATTTGATTAAAGGTTTGATTGGAGTTGGAGCATTACTTAGTGCAATTATAGGTTTTATACAGCTTGTCAATACTCAAAAGAGTGGTATGATAAAAACAGCCATAAGCGTTGTAATATTAGCTGTTGGGTTGAAGATATTAGCATCGGCCGTAAAATCATTAGGGATGCTAGATTTAGAGACTCTTATTAAAGGTCTGTTGGCTATCGGAGGTCTTTTGGCAGGTATTGCTGGTTTTACTAAGATTGTTGATACTAAACGTATTTTATCCACTGGAATTGCTTTAATTTTAATATCAACTGCATTGAATATTTTAGTTCCAGTAATGAGATCGTTTGGTTCGATGAGTTGGGGAGATATAATTAAAGGTCTTCTTTCTGTAGGCGTATTACTTGCTGAAATCGGAGGTTTTACAAAACTTGTAGATACAAAACGGATTATATCAGTTGGATTAGCTCTTATTTTAGTTGGTTCGGCATTAGTTATAATTTCCAAAGCAATGAATACTCTTGGTTCTATGAGCTTGGGAGGAATAGTTAAGGGGTTAGTGTCGATAGCATTATTGCTTGGCGGAATGGTTGCCTTTTCAAAGACCGTTGATAAAAAGAGTATGTTGTCTATAGGCGCATCGATGTTATTGATTGCATCTGCTTTAGCAATTTTGGCACCGGTAATGAAGTCTATAGGCGAATTGTCATGGGAAGATCTTGCAAAATCGTTATTATTTGTTGCCGGTGTATTTGTTATATTCGGTGTTGCAGCATATGCTTTAGGAGAATATGTCGGAATAATGGCAGGAATAGGTGCTGCGATGTTGTTGATGGGAGCGGGACTTGCTTTAGTCGGTGCTGCTCTTTGGGCAGTATCAATAGCCATTACTAATTTCTGTTTGGTTGCTGATGTCTTTGCCTATTCGTTAAACATTGTGATTTCTGCTATTCTCAGTCAGCTTCCGATGATCGCAAAGAAAACTGCAGAATTTGTAACTATTTTAATAACCGGAATTGCTGGTAACATATTGGAACTTGGATCGGCTATTAAAGACATTATATTAAAGATAATCGAGATAATTGTTGAATGTGTTCCTGAATTAGTTGAAGGGTTACTTACAGTAATCGATTCTTTATTAGGTTCTTTAGTTGAGTATGTACCATCAATAGTCGATAAACTATTTACTCTAATTATAAAGATATTAGATGGTATTACCGAAAAATTACCAGAGTTAGTTGAATCGGTTGTTAATTTGCTAGTTACATTCTTTTCCAGCGTATATGATTCGATGTCGAAATTTGAGCCTGAAATCTTAGAAAAAGCACTAAAAGGCGTCGGGATTATGACGATAATCATGACACTTCTTGCTAATTTAGGAGCGCTTGCTCCGGCTGCTGCAATTGGTGTAATTGGAACAACTGCTGTTATTGCTGAAATTGCATTTATGATAGCAGCTCTTGGAGAATTGCAACAACTTCCAGGGCTTAATTGGCTCATTGGAGAGGGTGGAAAACTTCTTTCGACTATTGGTGGAGTACTTGGAGATTTTGTAGGAAGCATTGTTGGTGGATTTGCTAAAGGTATGACGGATTTCCTGCCTTCTATAGGTACAAATCTTTCGACTTTCATGACGAATTTGCAGCCGTTCATTAATGGTGCGATGTATATAACTCCAAGTATGATGGATGGTGTGAAATCCATAGCAGATGTCATCCTTGTACTGACTGCTGCTAGCGTACTTGATGGTATTGCATCATTTATGCTTGGAGGAACATCGATTTCTGGATTTGGTGAAGAATTAGCAGCTCTTGGTCCTAATCTTCGTGCTTATGCAGAAAGTGTTTCTGGACTAGGTACTGAAGATTTTAAAGCATCTTCCGAAGCAGTCAAAATGTTAGCTGAAATGGCTAGTTATTTGCCTAGAACCGGAGGAGTTGTTGAGTTCTTTGCTGGTAATAATGATATCGATGATTTTGGAGCAAGATTAGTACCTTTTGGAATTGGTTTATGTTCATATGCCGAAGTTATATCAACGCTTTCTTCGTCTGCTATTGAGAAAATTGCTTTATCTGCTCAAGCCGCTAAAGCACTTTCAGAATTAGCAAGCGATCTTCCGAATACTGATGGAGTTGTAAGCTGGTTTGCGGGTAATAACGACATTGACGATTTTGGACACCGTTTAGCGCCTTTCGCTGTCGGTTT